AATTTATGTTCAATATCTTCATAATGTTTAAATCCTAACTTATCTGCAAGATAGATTGCTTCTTCTCCAGTTGATGGCATAATAATACGAGCCGTTCCTGAAATTTGACATTCAGAACCATCAGCAAAAGTTACTTTAATGGACTGATCAATCTCTTTTCCTTCAGCAGCATCTTTAGTAAAGAAAAAAGTTTCACTGTTTGGAAATGTAAAAATATCACCAAAGTTTTGGAACCACGTTCCTGGTGACATTTTTGCTGTCAATTTACCTGTAAAAGCTGCTTGTTTAACCTGATAACTACCTGTAGGCACGGTTTCCATAATACTACTAGCTGATACTAGTAAAAAAAGAAAACACGCGCAAAATAAAATTAATGTCATAATTTTTTTCATTCCAAATTCCTCTTTTATATTTTTAATAGTTGCATTAATATCAATATCGCCCCATCTATCTTTTACTATCATTTAGTCTCCTTTAATAATTTCAGCTAATTCGTTTTCTTTTACAACTAATTCATGGGACACCTTACTACTTTCTTGTTTAATATCTTTTAGTCTAGTGGTAACAAGTAATTCTTCTTTAGTCTCTGCAAGGTGCACAATAGACTCTTTAAGAATCTCTTTTTTGGTGTCAAGATCACTTTTAGATAGTACTTTTGAAACTTTTTTATTAATTATAGTGGGCAGAATAAATCTAAAAAATGTCCACACTATTAAAAAAAGCAATACTGTCACGAACAGCAATTGAAATAACATAAGTTGTCCTTATTTTTAGATTTTAAAATTTAAATTACTCATAAACTTGTTAATTTTTATATTAGTTACAAATCCATTTTTCGCTCCTTTTAATTAAATAATAACAATTTAACTTATGTAGCAATAGTTATATAATTTACAATAAGTTAGTATTAAAAAAATTTTAAATAATTAATGAAAAATCTATATTAGAAACAAGATTAAAAATATCTTCTTCTTTTTTAAATAAATCTTCTTTATAAATATAGTTAGATCTTTTTAATGCCTTAAATAAAGTATATTTTAATTCTTCCATTGGTTTATCTAATTTTAGTTTATTATTAGATGTTACATTTATCATACATTTATGTATAAATTTATTATTTTTATAAGAAAATGTTACATTAGCTAATTTTAAAGCCACCTATTCCTCCATTTGTATTGGTTTTATCAACATATATAATATAACATACTTTGCATTTTCTAATAATATCCTATGTTTATTTATAAGTAATTTAGATACAGACATAGCGTATTTTCTTTTTATTGAGCTATCATAAATTTGAATAAAACTTTTACAAGGTCTTTTAATTGTAAAAACTGAACTCTCAGATATTATTGTGTTTGTTTCTTCATTTATATTATTTTCTGCTGTTATTGTTAATATAGCTTCCATGATTTATTTATAATAAATTAATAAATTTTGTTTACCTAATGTTTCTTCAAATATAAATTTTACAATGTTCCAATCACCTCCCGCCAAGCCGCACCCAATCATTGGTGCACGTATTTCCCAACCGTTATATAATGAAGCAACCTTATGAAGACATTTTGCTATAGCAACGTAATCTACTGGAGCTTTAGATTTACTTCCATAATAGAATTGTGTATAGCAGTTTATGATATGAAAATCGTTGTGTATAGTGGCAATTGATATAGTACCTAACTTGTTACGATCTCCATGAACAGTATTTTTATCTACGGTGTATATAAGAGGATAATTTTGTTTAAGATACTTAGCAATACCTGCCCCCATGGTATGGAAGCAATTACAACCATGCAAAATGACTGTTGGTTTAGTAAAATCAAGTTGTGAAAGTATGTCCGCTTTAGTTATTTTCATATAATCTTCCATATTTAAATATTATTTATTTATCCAACAACATACATTTCTATTTACTGATTGCCTTGGTACTGGTACACCTAAAGTGTCTGTACATGCTTTACATTGTAAACTATGTTCTTCTGAAGTTAAGTCAGAATCAGGCACAAATAGACCTGACGTACCTGAACCTGCTGAAAAAAATTTACCACATGTATCACATCGAAGTCTGCTTAACTTTTCTTCCCACATAATTATTCTCAAATTGTATATTTTACATGTTTTATTCCTGCTAAGCGAATAGCCTCTTCACAAATTGGACAAGGTTTTGCATTCATAGGTTTTCCAGCAATAGAATATCTACTTACAAAAATTTTATAAGCTTGTACTAAATTTTTACATTTAAGTATAGCTTGAATTTCTGCATGTATAAAAATTTTATCTGGAAAACCACATTTACAAGCTAGTTCTTTTTGATAAGGGTGAGTTTTTACATAACTATTTTTACCTATGCTTAATACTCTCCCACGTTTATCATAAATAATAGCTGTTATATTATGCTGAGTATGTGATGACATGTTTTTAAAAATTATAATGTATTCATTAAATTTTGTATTAAATTGGTTTAACGCCGCCGGAAGCAATTACTCCCTTATTCATAGCTTGACGAAGTTCGTTACCAATTAAACCCTTGCAACTATATATATATTTAGCATTTTCTAAAGCTGCCGCCAAAAGAGCATTAATGTCATATATATCATCTTCATCATTAGCGTTTCGTAACGACCACTGATTTCCAATTTTATCTTCTTTTTTTAAAGTAAAATAGGCATCATCATATATATAGTTACCAATAAACATATTTATTTCATACACCCAATCACCTTTAGTATGATATTTATTTGATACGGCACTTTTAATATCATAATTGGTTAATTCCCAAAACATAGTGCATAGTGCGCTACTGTGTAATATTTCTAATGTTTCTTCTGAATAAGTAATATCAGTATGTACCGTGCACAGTAATAATTTTTCTACAAAATTTTTAACATGTACATCGGTTTCCATATAGTTTATAAGCTCATCTTTTTGTTCTTGTAACCTAACTATGGTTCTGTTAAATAAGTTATTAATCATTATTATATTTCCGTATAAGGTCTATACATTCATTAACTTCGCCGAGTTCATAAGTATGTTCTATAATCATATCTTTTAAATGTTTTGAGTTTGAAATATAACATTCTTTTAATTCTTTATACGCTTCTTCTTTTGACTTACTATACATATCTCGTGCTATATAGGCTTTATGTTTATCTGGGTATTTTACTTCATATACAGTTTCTGTTGCCCCTAATAATAAAATTTCTTTCAATATTTCTATTTTGTCTATAAAAATTTTTGGTTTATTATTTACATCTTTAATATACGCGTCATATAAATAAACGTTATTAAAGTATTTAATACATTTGTCATCCATTTTAAACCTCATTATTAGTGTGTCTTGTAATTAATACTAATAAATTAATATTGTTGTCTATTATAATAATGTTTCGCCCCTAAGAAAAGCGGAAGTTGCTGTGTATTTTTTACTACATTTAAGTGATATATTTTGCCAATTAGAACAATTAGAAAAATCTACACGTAGAGAGTAACCCACTCTTTGATTATAATTAGATGTTAGCCAAATATCTCCTAATCTTGAGCATCCAGTACATCTATACCTTTTGTTTTGATAAGTACAAAAGATAGGATTGTTCTGTAACCATATATTATCACCATCTTTGAATTTATTATATTCTGGTTTTCTACATCTTATAAAAAATTCTTTTATTATTGGTAAGCTATCAGATACACCTGAATCAAGCCAGTCATCTATGTGCATAATAATCACCAAATATATAAATTAATATTTTAGTAAAGACTAAAAGTTCTAACTATTTTAGCCTGCTTTTTGTGCAACATAGTACGAAAATCTGAAAAATAAAATCGTTCTACAAATCCTTCGTATTCTACAGGAGTAAATTCAATTTTATATGGATGATACCAATGTTTTGGATGTCTTTGTTCTAATTCATTTAATGGATTATAAAGATGATTATCATTATTTACCATTTTACATATAATATCAGTTTTTTCCTCAACACATGAAAATAAATTCATAAAAGGTATTTTTACGATTTTATCATGTGGAGTAGTTGGAATAATAACACGTACATTGTCAACACCTATTTGTCTTAAACAAGCTAAGATGGCTTCCTCACTTTTGTATTTTAAATTTGCTAATTCTTCTAAAGACATTTTATAAGGTAATTCTTTTTCATAATATGAATCATAACGAGTTTCCATAATAGTCACCTTTAAAAATTTTATGGTTCAAAAGTATGTAATTTATAATTGTCTTCTACTAATATATAATAATTAGACCCATAGCTTGAAGTATGATTATTAATTAGAAAATCAAGAATAAGTTTGCCGTAAAACTGGTTTAAATTTTCAGCCACTAAAACATCACTTACTGTTTCTCTATCAAAATTATCAATACATATAATTTTCATAATAATTTCCTATTTTAATTTTTGTGGCAATTCATTTAAATAATGTAGTTGTTTAAGATACATTGAAATAGACTCAATTGATTTATCTTGCTCTGTTTCATAGAAAAGTTCAGGCCAAGAATATTTTACATATCTCCCAACAAAATATTGGCCCAGTCTTAAATGAGGTTTGCCTTCTTTTTCATACTCATTTAGAAGAATTGTTATACTTGGTAATACACCCATTCAAATACCTCAAAAGGTTATTATTTACTTTACCCAAAAAACAGTACCACTATCTACAAATTATTGGAAGGCGTAAAACTCCTCAACTTTGTATGAATTTGTGTTATTAGTATTAAACCAAACACCTGTATGAATAGCCTCATTAATTTTATTTAGAAATTCTTTTTCATTAGTAGAATGTGTAATATTATTTATACAATAAATTATTGAGTCCACATCTTCATATTGTTTATCATGTTCATTATACCAACAACCCATTAAAATTATACCTTTTTTATTAGAGGTGGCAATATAAACCTTCATGCAAAGAATATTAGAAAGATATTGTAATTCAATACCATGTAAAGATGGTAAGTCTTCTATGGTATAAATCTTTTTTTGTTTAAAAAACAATTTAATAAAATAATGTTTTAATAAAAAGAAAATTGAAAGAAAAAAGTATCTCATAATTTTTATTTTGTTTATATTAATATTTTAAATTAAATGCATTAGTAAGTAAAATTTTTAAACTTTTAATTTTATAAACTAGAAGCATGATAAGTGTTTGTTAGCATATCTATAGCTTTGGTTCTAGTTAGAATCATTTCTCCGTAAAATGATTCATATATTAATGGATATCGTGCATATCCATTCGTTCCGTATTTATCTTTAAGATATTTGATAGAATCTTGTATACGGTTTTTACCAGTTCTACATTTAAGACAACGCTCCATTAAGATTTTTACACTGTTTTCATCAGGAACATCTCGGTCAGCAGAGCTTATAAGCTCCGACAAGATGCTACTATATTTACCAGTATAACTAGCTCTATGTTCTCTTATTGCTGATGTGACTCGATATTGAGATTCCAATGACATATCAGTTTTACCTGGATATGCTTCATTGATTGCAAACAGCGCACCAGCTTCGTGATGATTGTCTCTACCAAGATACAATTGCACATCATGCATTAGTGCTGCTGCTATTATTTCATCTTCTGGTATATTAAGATTGAAATAGTTATTAAACATAATAGCTCTTTCAAAAACAGATTTAGCATGATTTAATTGGTGAGCCAAATCATTTTTATTGTAATAAGGTTCAACAAATGATATCATTAAATTTAACATTTTATTATCTCCTTAAATAATATACATTAGCAAATAAAATTTTTAAATTTTTTAATCTCACCAATAACTTCTTTACTGATCACAACATTACCTAATAAAAGTGGAATAATAGAAATTTGGCTTTTATTTCTAAGTCTAGTTGTACTAATTCCTGTAGCATCTTGAATCATTTTTGTTGGAATAAGCATACCATCATCCATTTTTCTAACATTATTTTCATCTAATTCCTTACCGTTAAATATTAACAATGCTGAGTCCACAGTTTTAAAAACTTCTGCGGCAGTAGGAGTTAAAGCCCAATAAGGACATTTGTTTCTTTTAATATCGGTTGCATAATATAATGTAGCACCATGTTCAACATTAATATTTTGTGAAGTTATAATATACCCGATTACAGTAATTTTATGCATTGTTATTTACCTTATAATAATATAGAATAGTTGTCAATGACTATTATTTTAAAAAGTCTAATAACCAAGGAGCATTATACACGATACATGAATTTTTAGGATCAATGTTTTCGCCATCTGAATCATACACAGTTATTTCATAGATATTCGCATCTTCCGATACACATATTGAAAATTGAGCGTTATCTAAAGAAAAATTAGTCCAGTACTCCGATCCCCTTTTTAGAGTATTTATGAGATTATAAGTTTCTAGCTTGAGGACAGTTTTTACTCCCTGTATAATTTTACTAATATACATAATATTTCTCTTATAAATGAAAAATGTTACCAGGCAAGTGAAGTGCATCATTACGATACCATCGTTTATCATCGTTTATATACTCAATTGCAGGGCTGTTTTCTTTATAATGCCTGCACCATAATTTATCACCATATACTCTGTAAAGTTCACTACTGCTGTACCACTTCTTAGTTCCGTTTACATGTTCACATGCAAATTCATTTACTCTATGCACTTTATCGTTTAAGTACCAAAATTTATTATTATTGATAACTACTTTATATTCACTCATAATATTTACTCCTTAAATGAAAATTTTAATATGAATAGATATCAGTACATACAACAATTGTCAATGGGAAAAATTAAATTCTTCTTTATTAATAACAGTAACATCAAACGTGATTATATTGAATGTTTCCAAGAATATTTCAATAGTCTTATCTTCCGGCGGAGTATCTTTACTTCGTAACCCTAACCATGCGTGATATATTTCACGTACTCTATTATCAAATTGTTTCCTACCAGTACAAATATTTGATATATTTTTATATTTTTTATTTTGTAATGCAAACATAATGTTTACCCTCTTGAATTATTTACTCATTTAGAATTTCAATATCAATAGTTACTTCAGTATCAGGATTTTTACAATATTCAACAATTTTATACCCCAATTGTTGAGCATATAATTCTGCACCTTTATGAGATTTGAAGTAATATAAACAATGAGTATCTATCCCACTAAATGCATATGAAGAATTTTCATAAATTGTTAAGACATATATACTATCCATAATGTTTATCCCTTAGAAATTTAACTTAACTACTATTACACCATAATTATTATAATGTAACAGTATGTAATTATTTAACTTTTTATTAAATATTACTACTTTTATAACTTATTGATACCATTGACAATAATAAATGATAATTATACACTATTTATTTAGTATTTATTATTATTTTAATAAGATGTTCTGGTCCTCTTTTCGAAAGATATAATCTCCTGCATAATTTCCTTAGAATAACCAAAAATATTTAAAATAATACCAAATTCTTTTAAAAATTTAGATATATTTTCTTGTTTAATAGCTAACCCAAAAGTAATTGAAAGCCAGAAATTATTGTAATAATATTCATCGAAAGAAGTATATAAATTTGTTCTATATTTACCTATTTGAGTGTATACAGTAAAGATTTTTGTCTTTATAAGTACTTTAAATTGAGCATAACCTAAACCAATGTAATAAGGAGATTGCCTATTATACGGTTCAATATATGGATAATCTACTGGTTCGACCAAAATAGATCTAGAAACATAAGCTTTAAAGTGATTTCTACATTCATCTTCTTGTGCTTTAGGAGATAAAGATTCCATAGTATAAAAATGTATATTACCACCTTTTCCAGTTATATCACCAGCAATAATAATATCTCCTTTTTCAGGATCTTTTCTATAATTATCGCACAATTTATTTATTAGAAGTGCTTTAGAAGTAAAAAGCTCTTTCTCAATCTCCTGAACAGATTCGCCATGATCATGAAAAATTTGAATAAGTGAAGGTGTTTCAGTTTGCATAATAATCTCCTAATTAATAAAATATTTTTTCGGAAGAGGAAAAGCTTTATTAAGACCTATACATAGTTCACAAACTTCATCAAATTCTTTTTTAGAAGGGACACTTTCACCTTCTTCTAAATTAAACAATACTACAAAATTATATACTTTATTAGCTTCTTCTATTCTTATTTCTCCCCACTCTTGTTTCATAATAGCTCCTTATATTTAATATTCAAGAGCAATTAAAAGAGCTATAGTACAGTTACCTTGTTCATCAGCAGCTTGTCTAACTACATGCTCGTCAAAATAGACTTCACTAACTTTTGTACTATCATCATTATCTATTATAACATAACCATTAGCAACAGGCTTTTCTGTTCTGACGCAGTCACAGTGACATTTTAATCCTTGGCCTTTTAATATACATACACTCATATTTAATCTCCTACATAAGACATTGAGCATTTGATTTTATTGTCACATTACCTTCTCTTACTTGACATTTATCCTCTGTAGATATAAGAGAGGCATATTTTAAAACCCGCCATTGTAAATTTCCCATGGAAAGATTAGAAAATATTTTTCTTACTTCTATACCATTAACATGTGTTAGTATAGTCTTTACTTCTCTGGCTATACCAGTATTATCCCGCATAACTGCTGTTTTATGCCAATGATATACATCATATTTACCATCAGCATACTCATAAAGCATGATTAGTTTTCTAAGTATTAAAGGAGTTTTAAAACTTTTTGCTGGCTCCCAGGAGATAACATTATCAATTATAGACACTTCAGGTACAAATAATGGTCTAAAATTAGGATCTTTAAGTACACCACAATATCTCTCAGCTAGTGTTAAATTATTCTCTGTTTTATCATGTATATGCTCAGGAAAGATATAACAAGAACTTAACTTTACACTCATATTAACGCCATCGTTTGTAAATTTATGGTTGTATTTCATATGTGTTCGGCGCTGAGGAATTTCAGCAAAAAGTAGCTTAAAACCATACTGAGTCAAACTTTTCTCTGACCAACCATCAAAACTACAATATCCTTTATGAAGCTGTATAAGCTCTAAAACATTATTATCACAACTTTTAGCAAATCTTTTTAAACTATCAATAGAACAATCAACACAAGTAGAAGCAATAAAATTCCTATTGTTTGCAATAATGCTTTTTTCTAGTTCGGACATTGTAATTCTCCTTAAAAATCAAATATTTATTTTCGGGCAATAAAACTTCTATTACATTATAAAACATAATACTTTTAAAACTAAAAATGTTTCATCATAGATGGAATATCCTCATTATAATATAAATCACTAATAATAGTATCAAATAATATATCATTCATATCAGCACCTACTTTATCAATTATTTTATTTGCTATAATTTCAAGGTCTTCTTTAGTATAACCAGAATGATTTGTACGTAAGCACTTTATTTTTTTAACTACTAAATACTCTCCGCATGTTGAACATGCCGGATAATAATTAACAAAATCTAAAAATTTAAATTTGGTTTTAGCTATATTAGCTTGACATTTTTTACACACATTATCAACAATAATATAAGTATCTTCAACTTTATAACTCTTTGGTTCCATCATAATTCTCCTTAAATATTTATATAATAAACATCCCCAACACCACTTACTAAGTACTACTTTTATTATCACACAATTTTAATAACTACTACTATACTATTTATAATACGTTTAAACTACATAAATTTTTATTTTCGGGCAATAAAAAGTAACATAAAGGAACTAAATAACACTATACAAAACCATAAAACTACTTTTACCACTACACAATTATTACATAAATTATTTATACACCACTACCACAGTATTAATATAAAACAATATCACTACTGACACTACACTACTGCTGCTACGTTACTACCACAACACTACTGCTACCACAACATTACTACTACTGCTACCACAACATTACTACTACTGCTACCACAACATTACTACTACTGCTACCACAACATTACTACTACTGCTACCACAACATTACTACTTTTATACTATTATTCTATATGTTAAAACAATTAGAGTGTCCTTTTTTGACACACTTTGTCAACATAAAAACTTTTTAAGTATTTATTAAAAATTAATAATTTTAATAGTAGTAATAAATACAGTACCATACATCATAGTACAATACCTTATAGTACAACAGTACAGCAGTACCATACATCATAGTACAATACGCCACAGTAGTACCATAGTACCATATTTAATAGTATGATCTTAAGCAGTAATATATTGTATTCTTATAGGGGTAAATTGGTATTGGAAGGCTTCAGAAGGGAATATTGGAAAGGAAAAAAGTTGGAATATTTGTTATTAATTATGGTTCTGGTATAGGAGTAGTTTCATATAGTTTTATTTTTGTACAAGTTCTAATTGATTTTATCATATTAGCATATTTATTGGCTAATCCTAATTCTTCTTTTTTAAAGAAATGACATTCTTGATTACTTGTTAGTGTATTGAACCATACCACTATTATATTAGTTTGATTTTGCATCTTATATTCTCCGGCGGAGATTAAAATATAGTTTAATAATAGATATACTTATAGTTAATAGTACTATAGATACTATTACTAACATAAATTTTAAATTATTTTGTTTAATTTTTAATAAGAAATAGTACCATTATTTAAATTTTGTTATAAAATAATGGTACTATTTTATACTTTATTTGTTTTTGTTTACTAAACTTTGAATTCAGGATGTGTTTTTAATATATTATTAAGTAGTACTTTTAGTCTTTTTAATTCAATATTAAACTTTACTACTAGTAATAAAGAAACTATAGTTAGCGTACCATGTAAACAATAACCTACAGTATTGTCTTTTACTATATAAGCTATTAGTATACTAATACATGCCATTACACACCAAAATATTACATTTACTTTTGCCGCCGGAATTAAAGAAAATTGTAATGTTTGCGCGTAGCCTTCTCTTGGCATTCTTTCATGTTGCCTTCTTGATATAAAATTTTCCATAACATTCCTCCTGTTAAATTTTATAATACATATATAACCTATACTATAATATTACTGGTTTGTTTATAATTCTATATCAAGTATAGCAAGGTACATTAATAACATAATGAAACCTAATAAGAGCCCGCTTTTAAAAAACCATATTAAAAATTCCATTATTTAGTACCTTTTATGTTGACATTAAATTAAAATATGTTATAATATAGTATACAATTTGTCCCCAGTTGGGGACATTTTACTAACCGAAATTTTAGTGCTAATCAATATTAAAACATTACTAAAAGGTGACTTATGAACGAGATAAATGAATTAAAAGCTGATGCTACATTAGAAGAACAATGCAACTATTTCAAAGAACAAGCAGTAAACTTTGCTTTAAATTCTTTAGCTTTATCAAATAAATATGATCATGACGTTGCATTATTAATGTTTATGGTTGCTGAATATATACCATTTTTCGAAAATATGATGATTGATTTGGGCATGCAAGATGTTTTAGATAAATTTAAAAAAGAAAGATCTTTAAAAAAATAGAAGATTTTTGTCGCCCACTGGGCGACAAAACTACATAAGATTTGAAATCTTTTTAAAAAATAGAATATTTTTGTTGCCCATTGGGCGACAAAATTTCATAAGATTTTTATGTTTAATAAACTAACATGTATATAATAGCAACAGAGTGATGTTTACAACTATAAAAAATTTAAACTTCAAGTAATAGATTACATCACCTATCTTAGTAGATAGTTCTATTAGAAGTTTTTAATGAAAGGTAAAACTATGAACGAACTAATTGTAAAAGAACCATTTAATTTTTCTGTTATTGAAACAATGGAATCAGTTAAATTAACTGAAATGTCGTTTATGGATAGAACTAAACTTTATTGTGAAGTTGAAGCTAAGTCTTTTTATCTTCGCGGTAGAATTCTTCAATCAATAAAAGAAGACAACTGTTTTAAAGAAGCTGGTTACGAAACATTTGAAAAAGCTGTGAAAGATATTTTAAGTATTAGTAGGAGTTTTGCTTATAGAATTATGGATGCTACTACTACTTATGAAACTTTGTCGCCCACTGGGCGACATTTTTTGCCAACATCTGAAAGACAATTAAGACCTCTTACAGGATTAGAACCAGAACAACAAATTGAAGTATGGCAAGAAGTAGCTAAAGATAAAGTACCTACTGCTAAAGAAGTACAAAAAGCAGTAAATAAAAAATTAGGTAAAAATATTCCACAAAAAGATAAAATAAAAGTACCAGTAACATCCTTAGAAGTACCTATAGTGCCTATTGAAGATATCACAGCTGCAAAATCTTATGAAATTTTGTCCACAATTGTGGACATTTTGCCTACTGAAAATAATAGTACTATAGATATGTCTAAATATATTACTATAGAAGAACATAATAGAATTGTTTTAGAATATGAAAAAGCTTATATGATAGATATTGAAAAATTAATGAATAGAGTTTCTGAATTAGAAAGTAGATTAAGTTTTTTTGAGAAAGATTCTATTAATCCAACCCCAGAAAAATCAACTTTATTACCCAGAGAAATTGTATTTAATTTTGTAAAACAACACGGTAATGCTATACAATGTCTAGCATTACTATCAGATTATCTTACTAATGAAAGATTATATAATCTTTTTGTTAAAGTAAGAGAAGACTATAAGATGACCACCCCACCCCCAGCATGGGATTTAGAAATAATAAATGCTACAGGAATTTTGAGTTTTTAGTATGCAAGGTTAGTTTATTCAATACTGTTTAAATTATTTATTTCCCGGCCACAAAAATTCATCTGTAAAAAATCTCAGGATATGAATAGGTCGCCTGTCTAGAGACCAAAAAACCGGCCATCCCTCCCAACTACACTCCGTACCACCAACTTGCTTGATGCCAGAGGAAAAAATAAGTTGTACCACTTATAATAATCCATGATATGAAATACAAGTTTTGACAATAGCATATTTCCCCACAATAAAATATATATAATAATAAGTACCATATTATAAATTGTACCGTACCACCCCGAAGGATGATACGGTACAATAACGGCTTAGATAGGCATCTGCCCACTAAGCATGGTTCCTGCAGCAGCTGATACTGGAGGAACTGCTACAGTTGGGACGGCTCCGAATGATGCCAACATTTTTGCAAATGCAGCCGGATCAATTCCTGCTGGCATTTGTACCGGTGCAGGAGTAGGAGTAGGAGCAGGTGCAGGTACCACTGCTGGTGCAGGTACTTGTCCTCTCATCATAGCTTGTAACATTGCCACCATGTTAGGATCAATTCCTGCTGGCATTCCCGGTGTTGCTGCATTGATCAATTGTGCACCAGCCGGAAGCATTATCCTTGCATGCCCATAGGTAGTACTTCCTGATATGTACTGCATTTCTTTACGGGATCTTTTGATGAAGTCCCAAGTCTCCGCGTCTGCGTGACCTGTAACGTTCCAGAAGGGAGGCCGTGCTGCGAATGTGGCTTGTCCGGTTGCTCGGTAATTGGCAATCTCATTCTGAATAACCGCATCGGCGTCGTTGCCCCAAATCGGAAGTCCTTTCATAACAAAGGATGTTCCGTTAACCATGATTTCCCGACCAAGATGATCCACTTGCGGCTTGTCATCAATAAAGAGACGTTTCTTGAACGTGTTTACGTCCAGTTCACAAGAGAATTCCTTTCCAGCCGTAATGGCCTTGGCGCAAAGGTCAGCTAGACCACCACCAGGTTTGGCATTGTTTCCATTCCATGCTACAATACGAATGACCTCTGCCTTCCCTTCACGATACTCCCCTGTGGTTGGGTCGGTATAGTTCATACCGTTTATATACACGTTACCCTCCCATCTGGCCGAAACTTTTTTGCCGTTTGTAATGTGTTCCGGATAGTAGGTACCACCGTGTTGAACACCAGTAGCTGCATTCTTCGTACCTGCTGCCCGACCTGCTACCAACATTGCTACAAACTTGCTTGCACTTGCCATGATAATTCTCCTAAAAAAAGATAAAAGTTTGAGCAAGGGAACAATTCCACAAGCCCATCGTAAGACCAGTACCACTATTCCCCATTTCCATCCCCATGAACAGAAACAGGTACACCAACCTCAATAGACAGTACCACTACTCCCCACAACTTTAGGTTCAATACTTAAAATGTTTCCATTTTTATCGTAATGAATCCAAATAATTGTGCATTTAGGTAATGAATTCAAGTATTTAATTGTACGTCCGAATTCATTTCTAATTTGATGAGAGTTAATTACTATGCCTGAACGAATCATGTCCATAGTTTATATTCCTCTTGTCCGAGGATATGTCCTGCTGGAAGTTTAATGCTGGCACGTACTCCAGGATTTAGGTGATCCCCAAGAACGTACATTATCTTTGCTCCCATCTGAGCTTCACGAGCCCAAGTTTTTAAATTTCCCATGTCATCTACTGCGTTGGGATTTTGTGCAACAAGAGACCGTCTATGTAGTGTACCATTGATATTAAGGAATAAAGTATACTTAGGAAGGTTTTCTTTCGTAAGCATACCTGTTATTCCCATTGTGGTTGGTTGATTTTTGGCATATTTACCTTGGTTATCTAACGTATCCATATGAGTGAATATTTGAGAAGCGCCAGGAATGTGGGCAATGTTGATAGGATCTAATATTACACCAGGGTTATTATACCCTCCTTCGTTTGTGAACTCTCCCTTGGAAACAACATGCCAGAACATGGTACGGAATACTGTCTCTATTGTGCTGGCCATGTTTGGTACAATTGCTGGCGGATTTGGGTCTTCATATTCTGTATATTCTTCTGCATAAGCTTGTGATTCAGGCACTGTACGCGTTGGTTCAACAGGTTGAAGTTGCTCAGTTTCCTGTATTGTTGTTTCTAAGAATTTTGCTGGTTCTTCTATCCAAGGTTCTTCATCTTTTGATAAAGCCTCGAATGTATGTGAAATAGAAAGTTCTAAGTTTTTATCTGGGTCATAATACCCCAGATTATTTTTGTGCATCCAAACTTGAAGATCTTTCCACATCATAGGAGTTTCTTTTGTGTCCTCCTCCAAAGAGTCGATAAATTCCTTAATTTGGCCATCCAAGAAGTCCCCAAACAGTGTTATGTTACAATCCCAATTCTTGGCTATTAACCAAGCTTTTTTACCTGCTTCTTTTGCACCTTCCTCATCAAGGTTATTGTGGTTGAAGTCGTTATTTTCGAAGCTGACTTTGAGGTGCCACGCTTCATGGATAACAGTATCAAGAAGTTCGTGCAATAACATCATACGAATACTTGCATACATGTTTTCTTCTTTCATGCATAGATCTAGAGAAGATCCAAAGTGTTTCCCCAAGTTAATGCTTATTGAACGAGATGGGGTGTGAGCAATACCAAAATAATCGCTAGGTACATTTTCATTATATGCAATCATATTGATTGCTTCGTGCGGGCATATTGAAAGTACAGCATTTCGTATAAGCCACCGTAAATGTGGCGATACTAATTTGCAGCCCGTCTCAAGAATTCCAGGTACTTCGTTGTATTTATTCATTGTGTTCTCCTTTGTATGTGTTTCTTATGGCCATTATCATTTTACCCAGAAAATTAATGCCAGGCTTTCCTTTGCATTTTGGGCAGTAACAATCACCCCAAAAGTTGTCATGCCACCAGTTACCTTCAACTAACGTAGCATTGCCTGTAGAAAGTAAAAGATTTTTGAATTTAGGAATCTTAAACTTTTCTTCTAAGGCTACCTTCATTACTTCAAGTTTTACTGTGCTCCAATCCCAGCACAGTTCTGCTTTTTTTCCTTCTTCTTTTGCTAATGCTGCTGTTGCTAAGGCCGCAATACGAGGCCTTTCTTCAGCAGAAAATTTCCAAGCTTGATAAAAATGCTCCGTTGAAGAATACATTATTCCTTGATATTCGAATTCACATGGAGCGAAGTTCGAAAGCCAGCTGTATTCCCCTCTGAATTCTTTGATCTTTTGTGGTTTGTTCAACCAACGCGAGAAATCTACAATCTCTCCGTTATATTTGGCTCCATACTTCTGTAGATAGTATGTAAGAAGATGCCTGTGGCAAAATTCTCCAGGTGGGCAGAAGCAGACCAGAACTACATACTGCATGTTAAGCAGCTTATTCCAAGCTTCTGTGTTTGTTACACCCATTATTAACTCATGATACTTTTTTATATAATTCTGTTTGTCTCCGTCGGTTTTCCCGGATTTCATGTAAGTACTCACCATGTCCCAGGTTGGGGCAAATAGTTTTCCGAACGGATCTTGACCTTTCACTGTGATATCCAGCCGGTGTGGCCCTGGATACCGATATTGTGCTGTCCACATTTCCATTTAATTTTCCTCCTCACTGTCTTTTAATGAAATACATATCTTCTCTGCTTCTTCCTCTTTTGTTTTATCATCCCAATTTGAATCCATTGGGACAGTTAACATTAGCATATTATACTTCCAGTAACAACTGATGTTTTCATATACTATATCAGCTCTTACTGGTGTTGATAATATTGAAAAAATGAAAATAGAAAATAGAAATAGCTTCATGATTTACCTCCTTTTGAATTAATTGGTTAGTTACCTACCTCAAAGAATAGTACCACTACACCCCAACCATCCCCACACCCCATCTACACAAAGGCTACCATAAACTACAGTCGTAGCCTACGGAGTCCCAGGGTTCTTTTAAATGGTTGTGCACCCTACCAGGCAGAAACCCGATAGGATGCACTTTGTTAAATTTGGTGATACTTATACAAATCTTCTAGTTGTTCTTTAAGATCACAAATTTCTTTAACCATTTCTGCTCTTGATTTATCTCTGTATAGCTCTACCATAGGGTCAGTAATACCGTACTCTGCTGGATTCTCACCAGCATTAAGTATTTGTTGATATTCACTGTCGGGGTCACTATGATCTAATGCTGCAGTATTGTATAGCATTCCTCCCCGTCTTACCCAAACATATGTTGTTACTACTTTTCCTACTTTCTTTGTTGTCATTTCGATCTCCTAATTATAAATATGGATTAACTTCTTTTGGCGGCGGGAATAGAATCATACCGTCTTCATCTACTGCCATGAAAGACTTTTCCTCAGCATTATAATAAACAGTATACCCATCTTCTTTGTGATGTGTATTCATTACTTTCATTTCCTTAGAATTTGTTTGAGTTAGAAGTTCAGCACCTTCTTCAGTCACCAGATCATGGTAGCGAAGTTTATTTTCTCTTATCGCGTAGCCAATCACATCTAAGGCAAAGAAGTTATCTTTACAAAGACTGTCAACTAACCTGCGGCGAAGAGTTAAAATAGTTTCAGCAGTTATCATATTAGACATAGTAATCTCCTTAAGCGTTGATTTGAATGAATTTATATATACTGTTAATGGACCGTTGTGAAAGATTGCCACACCATTCGAATCCTTCGTTTGATTTAATCGCGTTTAACATTTGTTTTACCCCGCAGATGGAAGGAACTTCATGCATACTGTTGAAGTTTTTCCATACTTTAAGGATGTCATTCTTTCTTTGTAGTGTAACGTAGTTTTTACCTTTACTACGTGCTTTAGTTATAGATGAAGATGTTGGTAATACTTGCATCTTACTTATATAAGCCATTAGCTTTATTAATGTAAGTTCTTCTTGTGCTTTACGTAACTCCATAAATTTATTATTTACTCTATTAGTAGCAGCAATTACTAAACCATTTGAATCTACGTTATATACCATGGTGTTCTCCTTTGGCCTTAGCCTTTGGTTTTTTAGAGCCGCCGAAATGGAAGCTCCTTCAAAAAACCAGTACCACTACATTAATGCAGTGATACTGGTTTAGGTTAATGTTTAATCTTTTTAGGAACTGCTTTAATTATTAAGCGTTCCTTGTAGAATTTGTGTGTCCCTATTTGTGTTATGTACGTAAGGTCTTTTCGCCATATAGGCTTTTTATCTTGCCTATGATAGTGGGTAGAACCTTTTGTAAAATCATAACCTTTTACAGCTATGATAGAACTCTTAAGACATTCAAGTAAAGCTTTCATGTCTGTCGGAGTCCATGATTTTTGTGTGTGGGTCCAACTAAACTGTTTAGGATCAAGCACAACTTCTTTTACTGATTGCTTTCTTTCCTTAACACGATTAATTGTCACATGGGCTACAGCCACCTGCGCTAACTGATCTTCGCTTCTGGCTTCATGATAAACATTCAATGTTAACCACACAAGAGCACTTAGTAAATCCATGAGGTTACTCTCCTATGTAGGCACCAAGTTCTTGCTGTCTGTCCTTAATGCGTTCAATGAAACGAGATAAAGTTTCATGATTTCCCAGATTCATTACTGTAATACCCATATCTTGGGATAACCGTAGCGCTTGTCCGGTCCCTCCCGAAATTTTTCCGTCAGGAGTCCAACAAATGATCAAAGAGCAACCCTCAATGATCAAATAGTTTCTGGCATGCAATTTAAAAGCACCTCGTGTTAGTCTTGCAGAGTTTGGATGGTATTTATGAACTGACTCTATTGCTTTTGTGTGAGTCTTGTCATTAAATACCATGACGCTCTTGTTATGAAGGGTTGCTACCCACGCAGATTCATAACTGCCCCAAGGTAAGAAAAGTTCGATAGGTCCTCGTACCTTGTTGGCTCCATTGGCAAACGCTTGATCAGCACCTAATGCAGCCCCGGTATTACACGTATGACCGTCAATGGCCATAAGTGTTCCAATATCCTCCATCATCTTAATAATATCAGGAGGGGTTTGTCTTGATCCTATACCTGCGTATTTCATTTTTCCATCTCCTTCAATGCTTCAGTAGCAATATCTTTATTAGTATACCCGCCTGGCACATCAATATTGCTTTGAATGCGAAGTAGAGCAGCCTTCGCAATGTCCAACTTCTTCTTTGCCTCTTGACGTTCTTGTATAGCAGCTCTTGCATTAGCAGCTGCTCGTTCAATTACTGTTAGAGTTTTGTTAATCCAGTTCATAATGTACTCCTTTGCAATTATACTACCAGGGTTCTTTTGTTTTTATTTCCAATCTGCTGGGCGCATTGTCCAAGCGACCTCAGCGAAATCAGCGTGTAGTCCAAAGTACAGCTTATCTATAGGTATATCAAGAGATAAGGCAGCAGCCTTTTCAATATCTCCTGTAGAGGTATGCAATAATGATGCAGACCATATTGCTTCTACAACCTCATGTTGTTCTTCAAAGGGCTTTTCCCACGCTTCTTTTTCTCTTGGAACGATTTTGATTTTAATGACGTCCATAAGTCACCTCGATTGGAGTTGGGTTAATTCTTCGTTTATGTAATGAATCTCAGCTTCTGTTTGACAAGCTGCCGTGAATTCATCGTCCGCAAAGAATGGATAGGAAAGTATCTGTTTCTTTTTGTTTAGTAATTGTACTATCTTCTGGTTCATTATGGTTTTTTATTGTTCTGTTTATTATATCTACCGAAATTAACATAGCTGCTTCTTTTCCTTTCAAGAAGGCTATGTCAATCAATTTCTTTACTTGTTCTTCTGTATAAACCATTTATAATCCTTGTAGTTTTTGTTAATGAATGATCTTGCTTGTAAGATCGAGAAGGCTGCTCAGAAATAATATGCCTGGAATACCTATCATCAATAGAATCATTAAAAAATAATGCATGATGTCTCCGTAAATTGTATGTACTATTCCTTGCAATACCAGCGATTGTCGGATTTATGGTAGTAATAAGTATATACAGAACTATCACATACTTTGTGAAAGGTTGTGTTATCAGGTGTTCTACATATGTCGAAAGCACCAGCAGATACCTGAGTAGTGATGAAATCATCGACACTGCTTTTTGATGATATGAACGATGCTGTCATCACATCTCCCATATCTTTTGTTGTTTTATTACGTGCCATACTAAATCTCCTTTGGTGTTATACACCGTTGGTGTTTTATAGCTGACGAAATGCCAGCTACTTCAAAAAACCAGTACCACTGTGGAAGCTGGTACTAGTTTTTAGTGGCTTACCAGAGTTCTCTACCCTCCTTCATGGCCACGAAATATTTTTCGAAGTGGCCTAACCAGTCATCCATAGTTAATGCAAGGCTATACGTACCACCCCAGTACCCTGCATCATAGGTACCGAAGACCCCTACTCGGTTGTTACCGTTGATGCTTACCCATAAATCTATTATTGGTCCTTCTTCAGAGTCGTCGTAATGACTCCATAAACCAGCACCTTCGTTAAGTTCTGGGTTGTATGTAAGCTCCATACCGTTAGCTTTGAAGGCGGCCACTATTTTCGGATCAAGCATAAACCTTTTCATAATAAATCTCCTTTGCTCCGAAGAGCCTTGGGTTATATAATCAACGAAATGTTGATTCTTCGATAAGTAAGTACCACTAAAATTACGGAAGTAAATTGCTTTACCTGTCTAGTGGCTTTGAAAGCGGTCTATTCCAAGAACATCTAAAATATGTACCGCGTCTTAAAGATTTGTACCATTTTCCCCCGATCCAAACTACCCAGAAAGCAACCAATAAGCAATCTACCGCAGGCATTTCTTACAGGGCTCCAGGGTAACCCAACAAGCAAACTACTACAGGTGTTGCCACGGAGATCGGTGTTGTTACTATCTACCAGTACCACTGTGGAAGCTGGTACTGTTTCGTTTTACCTCCTTGCTATGAAGGGAATATCCTCGCTACGGGCCCACTCCTTAGCATCCTTAACAGCGTCTATCTCGGCGGCATGGCCGAAATAACTGGTGTTCTCAGGAGTGAAACAGTTACGTTCATCATCCCAAGTCAACAGCACTGCTTTCCAACCAGCTATTGGCTTGTAGGTTGTGACGAATGATGCCTTGGGGTCAGAACGGTAGCTGGTTTTCTTGATATGCCACAAGCTACCAAGTTCATCAGCTATATTCTCACGTAGGGACTTACCAAAGCAACAACCCATTCTTCCTCGTGTTTGTGTGAAGAACAGGGTAGAATGCTTACCATCTTTGCTTTGATAGCCAAAGATACCAAACTCTTGACAAGAAAGCACCAACTCCTGACCTTCAGCCAAGGCTCTTTTTGCATAGCGTCTGGCTTCCTCTTTGTCCATTGTTATGTACATATTGTCAGAAAGTACGTACATTCTCTTCAGCCATCCGTTAGGGATATTCATTGTATTCATTGGAAACTCCTTTGCTCCGAAGAGCCTTGGGTTTGCAGCTAAATTGCTGCCGGCGAGGATGAATTCCTCAAAAAACCGGTACCACTACCCGAAGGCAGTGGTACAATATTAGGCAAGTTTTTTCCAACAGAGCTGAGCTCCGTTGTAGCACACATGACAGGATTCAATGGTAGTGTAGTATACACAACCATTATGTGATAGCTTTAGCAGGTAAGTGCCTTTGTCGGTATTCAGCCAGCACTTATGTCCCTTAAATGTGATTGTGATTTTACCATCTAAGGACACCATACCCATATACCGATCGGTACGAGATGAAAGGGGGCTGCCATCGACAGGAATTAACTTGATATAGTTGTACATGGTGTTCTCCTTTGCTCCGAAGAGCTTTGGGTTTGCAGCTAAATTGCTGCGGGCGAGGATGAATTCCTCAAAAAACCAGTACCACTACCCGAAGGCAGTGGTACCGGTGGTGCTACCAAGACAGAATAGCAGTTCTTTTCATGATCTCAACTTGAACATGAAAGGCCACACCATTTAAAAGCACACCTCCACTATAAAAGGTTGAGTACGAAGGATAGGACGGAACCCCGTCCTGCTTTAGTACGTATTTACCACGTCTTGTTTTTAAAACAAGAGCATCATTATACACATTTATATCAACTACAATAGTTTTGTCCTCGGATTTGAAAATGCCACATTTTACAGAGGTGAGAATGATTTCAGACATGGTGTTCTCCTTTGCTCCGAAGAGCTTTGGTGGGGGGGGGTGGTTGCCACATAAAAGTGACGTTGATTACAACTTCCAATGAGGAAGAAGCAATGTGAGGACACATTCCTCAAAAGAGCAGTACCACTATAAGCGGTTAGAAAGGAAAACTGCCCCCTATAAAAATAGAAATTTTCTTATACATGGTGTACCACTATAGGGTACCCATTATTATAAATTTTTTCTAAAAAAACAATATGACCACCACTATAGGGCGCCACATGATATGTACATAAAGATGTTAATGTAGTAATATATAATAGTATTAAGAAGTAAATATGTAAAAGCCTATGGTTGAAAGTACCAACAAGTACCAACAAGTACCAACAAGTACCAACAAGTACCAACAAGTACCAACATCTTTAAGTACTAAAATTAATATGCTTATTGTAGTTGAAAAGAAAAATACGGTGAAACAAAAATAATAGAATTACACATATTAGTTACACCATATTTGTACTTACACTATAGTACTACTATAGTACTACTATCAGCAGAGAAGTTATTTTTTGAAACCGCAGTAGTTTAAATTTTGATACAATAGGTGTTTCATAACTACTGAAACCGCAGTAGTTTAAATTGTGGTACTAAAAATGTTTCATAACTAAATAGCATAATAGTACAATAATCATAGTAGTGACAAATAGTGACATCTCAAAACATATTAATATAAATAATATAGTATTAGCATAGTAGTACTACTATAACTGTACTGCTCTATGCCTCTACTTGACTCTATACGCTTCTTTTTGTACTAATAGTATATCTACTGTGGTAGTGGTGAGTAAATTTAATGGTGGTACTACTATGCCATTTTATAGCGCGGGGAATAAAATTAGGGTGGTGGTCGTATTAGTGTCCCAAGTGTGACTCGTTAATAAGTTTATGTAGGAATAGTTAATAAACTAACTAATATAAAAATGTAGGCAAATAGCTTTTAATCTTAAATATTAGGAGAAATTATGAAAAAATTTATAGTAGGTTTAGCAATATTAGCTGCACTATCTACCCAAGGATGTGCTAACAGTAACTTCATGACTGATACCAACATAGACCCAGTAGAAGCGGCTACTATTCAACTTTCAGTAGGAGCTGCTATGGCAGCATATCCTAAAACAGTAGTACCAGCATTTCAAGTATCGTCTGCGTTGCTTGCAGTAAAAAACTCAGACACTAATCTTGTAGCATTGAGTTTCCTTGATGATGAATTAGCTAAAGAAACTGCTAAGCTTAATCTAGATCCTTTGACACTACAATCATTTAATGACTTAATTTTACTTGTGAGAGTTAGTATTAATAATAAACTATCTGATAGTAATATACCTGAAAATGAAAAATTAGTAATGGTTTGGAAAGTAGTGGAAATAGTAAATGCTACTGCTAAAGCTAGAATAGATCTAGTAAAATAAATGTTGACTTATTTTTAAAAATATATTATATTTACTTTAAATACTTATCTTAATAATTAAATCCTCAGTTTTTTACAAAAGCCTTTGAGGTGCATTAGGAATTATTACCTAATCCAGGTATGGCGTTGCCCGGCCAGTTGAATTCAAATAATAGGGAAACCCTGATAAAGTACTTGCAATAAGTACTTAGCCGTCCTAGATGCTTATGCATCCTGAATATGAAGAATAAGAAATAGTGATAAGATGTTTCTTTACGTGGTAAAGGTAGACCAGGGCACGTACTTCTTCTAAAAAACGAAACAAACGACCGACGTCAAGTCAGTTAAAAGTTAGTTATTCAGTCCCTTGTGCACGATAGTTGTTTCTTTTTTATTGTGCATGGGGGGCTAAAGTACTCACTTCACTCTCTCGGTCAAATCATGTTGGTTGTGCTGTTGTAGTTTATTACTACTTGTTAATAACTGCTGTATTGATCTGCCGTGATGTATATTAGTACTATAATTAATAATTACTAATAAGTTAAATTTAAGAACTACAATAATATGTGTGGTTCAATAAGGAGAATTTCTATGGATGAAAGTAGCGCTAAAATAATGTACGACTTAACAAAACTAACCAATAAACCTAGACAAATAACTTCTGATTTTATAGAAACAATAACTTTAGTTATGTTTAGAGAATTTATTAATCACCTGCCTAATAAAGAAGAATACTTAGATCTAGTTCTAAACACATGGGAAGAACAGATTCTTGGTCAGAAAGAAGCAGAACTAGACTTACTTACTGCAGAACATAATACTATGTTTGAGTTAGTTGCAGGATCAGTTATTGCTAATTCAGAAAACATTAAAGAATTTACCAAAGAAGTAGATGCGATTAAAAAAATATATAGAAGTAGTCTTATAAGTAATTAAATTTTTTATTGTGTCTTCAAATAAAGTAACCTATGTAAAGTATACTATTTATTAATAGCTATTTAACCTTTTTGGAGATACTATGAAATGGAAAATTTATCAGTAAAGATAGAGAAGTTTTCTATCTATATTATGATTGTATATATGTCCACTATGACAGGTTTGTATTTTCATATGGACTCCCGCATCAACGCCCTGCAAACTATGCAAGATAGAACTTTCGAAAAATATTCTTTAAAAGAACAAAGAACTGAAGAAGATATACTAGCAGTAAAACTTCAAGTTTCTGAATTATCAAAGGATGTTAAAAAAGTAGAAAATAACATCTTAGATCATCTAACAAATTTATCTAATATTATAGTTGCCAACAACTCAAATAATAAAGAACAACCAAAAAAATAAAAATGGGTCAAGTAGATATAGAAGTAATCAAGATTATTATTAATAATAATTTTTCTATGATTAATCTCACATGGAGTTCTGGACTAGCTTGGTGGTTATCGTCTTTTGTTTTTGTATTGGCTTTATTTGGAAAACTTTACCCTAGTAAAAAAATATTTATTGACAATGGTTTATTTGTACCAGTAGGTATGCTTGTTTCTTTTATTTTAGTATCTTTAATTACTTTTGGTGTTGTGGTAATACATGATCTTTCTATAGTTGAGGTTTCTACTTATAAACTTTTTATAAATATATGTTCTAATTTTAATGCCCCAAATGCCGGATATATTTTTGATTTAGTGAGGAAGTTGTATGTTATTGTTACGTCAAGTTTAATAGTTTTTTTAATCGCTTGGTTATACTTATGGTTTTTTGAAAGCAAACCAAGCTCATTTATTACTAAACCCTAGTACTAATCATATAGTACTAGGGTTTTTAATTTGGAGGATAAATGTCAAAAATACTCGTAGACACTAATTTACTGTTGGACGATTCAAATATTCTATTTAAATTACACAAAGAATATGATGAAATAATCTTATCTGCAGTAGTATTAAAAGAATTAGATAAGCATAAAGTTAATCCTGACTTATCTTTTTCTGCAAGGGCTGCCATTAACTCTATTAAAGAGTTTCAAAAGAAATATCCCGATGTCATTACATTTGTTGTTAATGATCAGGATATTTCAAGTAATGATGATTTGATAATTGCCGCCGCAAAAAGTACTGGGGCAGAAATAGCTACTAAAGATATATCTATGAGTATTATATCTGAAAGTAAAGGAGTAAAAGCTAGATTATATGGTAATATAGCAAATGGTGTTTTTGATCCATACACTTATATTAAAGAGACGGAACTTCCTACATTTTTTTCTTACTTACAAAAATACACCAATGATTTGTATGATGAAATACTTACATGGTTAGAATTAAATAAACAAGTTACTAGAAATAGTTGGTGTTTCATATTTATTCAAGATGCAGCTAGTAATGACACAGCTATATACGCAAATAACCCTATTAATTTTTCTTTAGATAGAATAGACAATAATCCTAATTATAGAACTATAGGAGAAGATTCATTTAAATTAAAAGCTAAAGACTCCTATCAAGTGTGTGCATTTTATGCTTTAATAAATGCTCCCAATGTTTTACTAACGGGTAAATGGGGTTCAGGTAAAAGTTTAATTAGTTCAGCATATGCTATTAGTCACAATAGTAAGAAAACTTTTATTAGTAGACCTCCAATAGGAATTGATCCAAGATACAACATAGGGTTTTTACCTGGAGGTACTGAGGATAAGTTAAATTCTTGGGCTATGGGTTTTTTAAGTTCACTCTATTTTATTTTTGGAAATACAAAAGGTCAAGCTAAGGAAGGAAAGTCTTTTGATTTCGTAAAAGCTGAACTTTTTAAAAAATATTTTGAGTTGCTTGATATAAACAGTATTCAAGGTTTAAGCTTAATGGACGATTATTTGCTTTTAGATGAGGTGCAGCTTTGTACTATTGATCTAGTTTCAGCCTGTTTAAGTAGGGCAACAGAAGAATCTAAGATAATAATGACAGGTGACCTAGTACAAAGTTATAATATAAAACCTTCTAACAGTGGTTTACTAAAACTATTAAGAGCATTACCACATAAGTCTATGGCTTATGTGAATTTGAAATATGCTTATAGGAGTGATTTACTTGAACTAGCTGAGAAATTACAAGATAAGACATTCTAATTTAGAATATAAACTAACTTCTATTACTATAGTTAGTACAACTAAATTTTTTAATTACAGAAAAACCAGTAGATGTTGGTACAGGTATCATCGCAGCAGCTAGTCAGACAGGTAATGCTACTAATTTAGCAGGGAGTTTATATAATGGTATGGATAAATAACAAACATTACAATGCTAAGTCTTATCCGAAAGAAGCTCGCGGAGGAGCAATGTGTAATTGTAAAAAATGTAGAAAATATACTGAAGAGCCGTTAGTTTGTCCTGTATGTGGTTGTAAAGTTTTATCAGGTGCAACAAGTTGTTGTTCTTGTGGTTGGTATAAAAAATGATTAGATACTTTAGTTTTTGTGTTTATATACTTGTAGCAGTTGTTTGTCTTTTTTCCACTCCAGCAAGAGCTACAGTTTATAAACAAATTAATTTTGAATGGGAATATGATACAAGTGTAGAAGGGCTAGCTGGGTACATCTTATATCAAGGTGGAAAGCATCTTCATACAATTAAAGACCCTAAAGCTCTATCAGTTGATTTAAATGTAGGACTAGAACCAGGAAGTGTTGTTGCATTTACTATGAAGGCTTTTGATGTTGAAGGTAACGAGAGTGCTTTATCTGCTCCGTACAATTTAGTTGTACCAGTAGCATTTGAAAATAGTAATTTTTTACCTATACCTATGATATCTAATAATATTAATAATACAACTGTTGATTTTACTGCATTAGGTTCAACAGATTTTGATGGTAGTATTACTAGTTATTCTTGGAATTTCGGTGACGGTACATACTCAACGTACCCATCAGTTACTCATATTTTTCCAGTGTCTGGTACTTATATAGTTATATTAACTGTTACTGACAATGATGGTGGTATAGTTTCTTGTAATAAAGAGATAATTGTTAGCAATACAGAATATTTAATAAAACGCCCTATTAATATAAAGTTAATTTCAAACTAATTTATGTTGGTGATTAAATGATTAAATGCCCAAATTGTGAAAGAAAGTGGTTTGAGAATACTAAAGCCGCAGAAGTTATTGAAGAAAGTAATAAATGCATTGTATGTTGTACCGAGACAGATGAAGAATGGTTACAAAGTTGTGTAACTGTCACCATAGAAATTGAACCTGGATTAATAGATATTTTTAAAGGAGATGAATATGAAAAATGTACTTAGGTTTTTTTCAGCTTTAATAATTTTAAGTTATAGTGCTAATTGTTTGGCAGCCCCATATGTAGTTACTTCAAAATTTGAATCAAATTCAGTAACTAAGTGTGTGTTTGTTTTAAATGATGCCAGTAGTGTAAGTGTTACGCCTATAGTTACTGTAGAAGATCCTACAAAAAGTTATTGTAAGTATGATGTTGCAAGTTCTTCTAATGGTAAGAATACTGTATCAGTTACTTACACAAATATGTGGGGGAGTTCTTCATCCGTCCCTTTCTCTTACGTAAAAACATTACCGCCCACTCCATCAGATATAATGTTACAAGAATAAGAATAAAAAAATGATTATTCGAATTATAACATTTGTAGTGTTTTTACTATCCACATACTCCGTATGCAGTTCTACATCTGTAGATGTATACGGAGATTATGATTTTAATAAAAGGGAACTATCAGTATTTTGGAAAAATAACATAGTATATGACTCATATAAAGTAGATTTATATGCTTTACCTACTGTGTACAGCGATACTTGTATTAATATAAATTCTGGAGTACTAGCCACTACTAGATTAACTACTACTTCTAATATTATTTTTACAAACGTAGGTACTTTACTAGAGCCTGTGAAGTGTAGAGTTATTATATATGGTGTCAAAAATAATGTAGAAACTTTAATTTATAAACAAGAATTTTATATATATTTATTATCTACATCATACAGAGTTGAATGGGAACTATGTAATTTATCTGGCGGCCATGAATATTTAGGTGTATACGAACACTCCACTTTAAACCCAAACTATGTTTTTGATACAAATAAATTTATTGAAAGTTGGGAATCTTCTGTATTTATTGATAATGATATTTATGGCAAAAAAAAGTATGTTATATTTGCTAGTGTTGGTAAAGAGTCAGGTAGTGATGCTGTTATAGTAAGTCAGCCTTCAGGTATTTTTATACTGTACCATGTATTGCCAGAAAAACCTAAGTTAGAAGGCATAACTAATTAACATTTATACTTAAATTTATATGAAAGATAATATTTATAATAGATTACCAGTAATTTTAAACAACACAGAAAATCATAGTAATTTGTATGATACCATAAGTTCTTTAGATAACAATTTAGATAAAGCTATTGCTAAAGGTAGTAATCAAGAGGATATATTGTTAATAATGAAAAGTTTATTAAATGATATTAAAATATGCAATTCTATGACAGAATATTTAGAAGAGGTTACTTATGAGTAGATCTTGGTCATTTTCTGAAGAAAAAATATTAATTGATAATTACTCTACCTGTACTGTGTTTGAACTTATTGAGAAGCTTCCAGGAAGAGATGAGGATTCAATTAATTGTAAAATCAAGCGAATGAGGAAACAAAATAAAATCATAACACATAAAACGTCTGAAACAGTATCTAGATCACATAAGGAGAGGTTGAAATGATGAATATGGAATATATATTAAATAATTCTCTTTGTAAACATTGTGACCATAGGGTTTCAAGAGTAGTTAGTACAGAAGGTATAGAAGTATCTTACTATGATGAAGATGATAGTGTTACTGTAACTGATACTTCAGATGAAATTTTAGATAGCTTTACTCATGAGTACTGCACTAAATTATGTGTAGATTTAGATCATATAGTATTAGATTGTACAAAGTTTTTGTTGGTAGATAAATAATAGGAGAAATATATGAGTAATGTTAAAATTTATAGACACACTGATTACGGAGCACCGCAATTATACGGAAATGCCGGTTATCTTATACCAGTACTTGATGCTTGTTTGGTTGATGGTTATGGTACTAGATCTATTCTAACTCTGTCACACGCTAGTAATGTGGTAACAGCTACGACATCTGTTGCACATAATTTAGATGTTCATTCTAGACAAACTATAGCAGGGGCTAACGAGTCTGGGTATAACGGAGAATTTATAATATCCATTACAGATGCATATACTTTTACTTACACGGCATCTGGTATAGCTGCTTCACCAGCTACAGGTACAATTACTACTATGACTGCAGGAGCAGGCTGGACTAAACCATACTCAGGAACTAACTTAGCTGCATATAGACAAGGATCAGGATCACAACACTATTTTAGAATTGACGATACCACTACACAGTCTTCAAGAATAGTAGGTTATGAAACTATGACAGCTATTAGTACAGGTACAGGACCATTCCCAACATCATCACAAGTTTCAGGAGGCTTATATATACATAAATCAAATTCATCAGATGCAACGAACGCTAGAAGATGGATTATTGTTGCTAATGACAAAACTATATATATGTGGGTTAATTATGGTGCTGGTTTAAATACAGAATATGGTTATCTATCTATGTGTGGGTTTGGACAGTTTATATCTAACAAAGATGGTGATGCATATAACACATTTATATCAGCTAGTACTGGAACCGGTTCATCCTCTTATGTGTATTTTATGCACTTAGTAAGTACCGTTGCTGCTGTAATAACTACTTCCTCATTTGGCTTTTATGCCCCACGATCTTATACACAGGTTGGTACTTCTGTTACTTTAGGTAAAATAAGTGACTATTCTAAAGCAGCACAGACCGGTATGGGTAGTCAAACAGGTACAGCTTTGATCTACCCTCATCCAATAGATGGTGGTTTATATATGTCACAGGTAAATATTGTAGAAGGAGCTGGACCTGGGGCTAATTCTATACTTAGGGGCAAAATGTTTGGTGTTTGGAATCCTTTGCATAATATACCTTTAAACCATGGTGATATTTTCACAGGTAATGGTGATCTAGCGGGTAAAACATTTATAACATTAAACGGTTGCCCAGCCACTTCAAGTTTAGGTCAATGTATGATTGACATATCTTTATCGTGGGATTAATAATGTATGCCAGCACATATACCTCATTATCCAACAGCTTTTAGTGATACGTATGTAAAAGCATCATCATATTATTCAAGTAGTTATTATCATTGGTTTGCGTTTAACCCGTCTTTATCACTTGTAGGATCAGCATCTTCTAATTCGTGGGGAGCTATTGATAATTCTGTACCTCAAAGAATTAATGTAGACTTTGAAAATTCGTTTATTTTAGGTATGGTGCTTTTAGAGAACTATCATGATTCTGGTTCTTCTACTTTATCCGGTGTCAAAACTTTTAGAATTTATGGTTCGAATTCAAGTACAGCTTTTACTACTACAGATGGTAGTGATCTTACAGATTTAACATTACTAGGGGAATTTGTAGCATTAGAACATGTTAGTGCAAATTCTTCAGACCCACAATATTTTTATATTTCAAGTAACTACACAGAGTACAGATATCTATGTATAATTTTTATAGATGTTTTAAGTAGTGGACAGTCTTTTATAGGTGTTAGAAGAATAACTTATTATTCGGTCCATGAAAGTTTAAAAATTGTAGTTAGTGATGATACTATAGGTATGTATCCAATTAAACTACAAAAATTTATTGTAACCAAACAAGATAATTATGGTGTAGTAAAAAATGTGTTTCTAAGAGGTATTTTAAAAATTAAGCTGGCTAGTACAGTTAGTGTAAATAATATAACTACTCCAGTTAGTGGTGTATATTTAAAAACAAGACATGATTATAAAAGAAGACAACCCGTATATATAAATGGTGATATATATACAGAAACCAATGGTATTATACAAGGAATAGTGACAGTTAGTGGTACAGTTTGGCCTGGAGTTACTGTAAGATTATATTACAACATTGATGGTAATATCATAAACCAAACTATTACGGATGAAAATGGTAATTTTGAGTTTTATATACTGGAACCACTAAAAGATTATTTCACGGTTATAGCTCATCATGATGGTTTTAATGCAATTGTATACGATAGAGTTAAATCTTCTATATATTAAATAAAAATACTTTACAAGTTCAACTTTAAATGTTATAATATATTTATAAAAATTGTTTTATTAAATTTTAAAATATGAATTAAAGGAGATTTTTTATGAATTTATCTTATGTAATTGAAGGCGAGGCAGCGGAAGAGAGAAGTTATGAAATTTTTAGTAGATTGTTGAAAGATCGTATTATTTATGTTCAAGGACAGTTCGAAGATTCTATGGCTAATAGAACAGTAGCACAGCTTCTTTATTTATCATCTCGAGATGCAGAAAAACCTATATATATGTATATAAACTCACCTGGGGGTTCAATATCATCTATGTATGCTATAGTTGATTGTATGGATTATATTACTCCAGATGTTCATACTTTAGGTATAGGTAGTGTTTGTTCAGCAGGTAGTTTTCTTTTAGCCGCCGGAACAAAAAATCATCGAAAAATTCTTAAGAATACTTCTGTCATGATACATGAGTTATCAAGCGGTGTTCAAGGTAAAGCTGGTGATATATTTAATGAAGTTAAGAACATGGAAAGACTTTATGAAAAGATGGCAAAACAATATGCTTCTTTTACTGGTAAATCCGTTGTAAAAATCAAAAAAGATATGCAACGAGACTTTTGGATGGATGCTAAAGAAGCTTTAGATTATGGTTTGGTGGATCAAATTATATAATAGTAATAAACAACAGTTAAAATTATACGTAGGAACATCATATGGAAATTAATATTGCATGTGTAAATATAGTTAAATTTTATGAAGGTTTTAGATCTAAACCTTATTTAGATCCGGTTGGTATACCAACCATTGGGTATGGTTCCACTTATTATGAAAACTATACTAAAGTTACAATACAGGATCTACCTATAACGTCAGAAAGAGCTACACAGTTATTATTATATAACCTAAGTAAATTCGCTTCTGATATCACTGATATTGTTAAAGTGCCTTTAAATAATAATCAATTTAGTGCCTTAGTGAGTTTCTCATATAACGTAGGCTTAGGGGCATTTAAAAAATCAACATTATTAAAATTAGTCAACTCAGGTAATTTTATAGGTGCAGCTGAACAGTTTATACGTTGGAACAAAGCAGGAGGAAAAGTATTACCTGGATTAACAAAGCGTAGAGAAGCAGAAAGAAATTTATGGCAAACCCCATAAAACTGTATTTTAATAGAATTAAAGTGTGGTTAATGTAACCATACTTGTTTACAATGATTAAATTATATCTTTGTTTAGTCTTAATTTTAAAGTTTTTTAAATGAGGAGTATTATATGAATAATAGAGTTGAAGGTGTAGTAAAGTGGTTCATTAGCTGAGAGCCCTTTATACTGGTAACAGTATATCGAAACTCCTCTAATTGCTGGAACATCCTTATAGCCTAGTGAACTACAACGTAGATAAAAATATCAGACGTGAATGTTAAAAATTACTAGGATTGGACGATCAGCAGCTAAAGCCTTTTAAAATGGGTTAAGTTCAACGACCAGTCGTAAGACGTAGAGTAGAAGCTATTGCTACTTGAAATGGGGAGAATCCAAACATATTTGGATTTTGATATGGTCTTATCTTTATGGAAACATAAAGCTATCTTAAGATAGAAATAATCAGTAGCGTGATTATTTAAAAACGTATAAGTTTCAGCCGACAGAGGGTATGGTTTTGCAGTAGTTACTGGTGATAAGAAAGAGCAAGAATATTTTTTACACTTTTCTACAATTAATATGGATGGTTATAAAACTTTGAAAGCCAAACAAAAGATTTCATTTGTTTTAAAAGACACAGAAAAAGGTATACAAGCTACTGAAGTTGAGTTGCTATAATGTATTTAAGTGAAATAGTTTTAAGGAAACGTTATCTAGAGTATAAACTTGATACTATAGACAAGTACATACATAATATATGCAACATGTGTACAAATACAAATACAAGTACAGATTTATTGACTGGTGCTATAAGTTACAAGTTTGATTTATTAAGCAAAATAAGAAGTCATAACGTTCTTATTAGTAATTTAAATAAAGAAACTTTTATAAACGTTAGTGGTGTTGAATTAAGTGTATTCGAAGCAATGCATTTGTTGAAAACTTTAGAAAGTAAATTAGATACTTTTACAAAACTTATTAAATCAGAAGCAGCGTCTTCTTTAGATGCGCTGACTATTTTTAGTAAAAATGACATCTTGTTCGATGAATATCAAAATATATATTTAACAGTATTACAAAGTGATTTAATTACAAAATGGGAAGGTTAGAGCATTAAAGGAGATATTACATGTTATACGTTGTTTCTGGACAAGCAAGGTCGGGGAAGGATACATCAGTTGAAATTTTAAAAAATATTATTGAGTCAGATAATGAAACATGTGCTACAGTGGCATATGCTGATTTTTTAAAAGAAATTTTAGGTAAATGTTTTAATTTAACACATGAACAACTATATGGTAAATTAAAAGAAGTCCCTATAGAAGGTCTAAATAGAAATACTGGATCTTTTTTAGATAATAATGTTTGTTGGACTCCAAGAGAGTTGTTGCAATACCTTGGAACAGATGTTATGAGAAACATTGATCCATATTGTTGGATTAATGTAGTTAAGAATTTTGTTGATACTAATAAAAATAATTACGATAATATAATTTTGAGCGACGCAAGATTTTCTAATGAAGTAGCTTGGGTGTTAGAACATGGAGGTATTCATATACATATACAAAAAACTTTCCGCGATAAAATAAATGGAAGCACACACTATTCTGAAACATCTTTACCTAATATAGAAGAAAGTGACAATACTTTTATTATAAATAATGATGGTTCTTTAGATGACTTAACAATTAAACTTGAAAATATTTGGAGGAAACAAAATGGTAGAGTCTAATCACATGTTTGAATTTAACTCAAACGAAATTAAAAGTGTTAGTATTTATAAAAGTTCTGGAGATTATAATTATGCTACTGTAACTTTAAAAAGGGGACAATCATATATTAGTATTAATTATGAGTGGCAGGGAGAAGTTACACCGGATTTTGTAATGGATATGGTAACTTACTTCAGTCCTGGAAAAGTTACTGCTAGTATTACAGACCAAGAAGTTATAGACTTTAAGAAACGTTTATCTGAGATTAAATAAATGCCAATTTCTATTGATGAGTTTAGATATCCAAGATTTATTAAATACGAAGAAAAGAAACCTTTTATAGAGGATGCTAAGGCTAAATTTATGGATGGTACGGTTTTTAATGGTCTTAGACGTTTTCAAAATGAAGAATTTCCACAAGCAGGTTATAATCCTTTAGCTAATATTACAACAATCCTAAAAGTTAATCTAGATAAAGATGATTTAACTTTACCACCTACGGCTTAGGTGGTAACATAATAATATAAATGAGTAAGTCAAACAAGTTGTTTTTTACTGGTGTTATTAAACCAGCATTTAATATTAAAAATTACACACTTTTAATTAGTGCGAAAGATTATAAAGAACAGTACCAAAGATTTTATTACATTTGTGATTCAGGTGTAATTCATGAGACATGTTGGAATAATGTAAGTAGAGGTACTTTTTGTAGATGTAAAACAAAATTAAAAGCTTACAAAGAACTAAAAACATATATCAAAAGTAAGTGTGGTAGGATTCTCAAACCGTGGTTTGAGTTTATTGATGTTGATACGCCTGTAAGATGCAAGTGTTCAAATAATCATATATTTAGTCTGTCATTGTCTGACGCAAGAACAGGTGTGTGGTGTAATAAATGTTTTCGTGATGAAAAAGCTGTTAGTAGGATTATTAAAAATAACATAGCTTTGTATGATACTTTACATACGAAGCTACAGGAATGTGGTGAGAAAACTTTTGCAATACATGAAAATAATTTAAAGTTACTAGGTGTTTCTTGTAAGAACTGTAATGTTATTTTTCACCCAGGCCGGAGAGCTTCTTATGAACGAATAAGGTCTGCTTTGTACAATGGCACTGGAAATAATTATTTCTTTTGTTCAAGTGCTTGTAAATATAATAGTGTTTACTACAACCAATGCATAATGGACTTTTCTAAATTTGAAAAAAGTGTTTTAAAATTTATTAAAACTTTTTATAAGAGTAAAATTAAAAATCATGATAGGTCTGTAATAGTTAATCCTACAACAGATAAAGCACTTGAGTTAGATTTTTATTTTCCGCATATTAATAAAGCTATCGAATGTAATGGAAGTTATTGGCATGCATCAGAAGTAGTAAAAGAAAGAGATAAAATAAAATTAAAGCAATGTGAGCAAGCAGATATAAAATTGCTTGTAATTGATGAATACTTATGGTATAATGATACATTAAATCAACAAGTAGTTATTAAAAATTTTTTACAATAAAAAGGAGTAGTATTATGGAATTTTCTCCAGAAAAAAAACTTGAAACTTTTAAATCTGAGCTATCATTAATTTTTAATAAGAATATTAAAAGTTTTACTGAAGTTTGTGTTATGATGGCTCCAGATTATATTTTTTTCGCGGCGCCTGCCTCCTCATCAGGGAAATACCATCCTATTGACGAGCTATCAGGTTATGGTACAGTTATTCATACTAAGAGAGTTGTTACAGTAGCATACGAATTATGTAGAGGCTTAGGATGTGAACAAAATAGGGATCTAATAATCTCTGCTTGTATATTACATGACTTACGAAAACAAGGTATTGAGCCAACAGGACATACTGTAAAATGGCACCCTGATCTTGGAGCAAAATTGGTAGAAGAAGTTTATGCAGATTTAAAGTTAATATCTTCGTCTGATTTTGAAATGATTAAAAATTGTGTAGGTTACCACTATGGACCATGGAGTATCAAACCCTGGTCTAAACCTTTAGACAAATATCTACCTGAAGAAATGTGCGTTTACTTGTCTGATTACATAGCAAGTAAAAAATCACTCACCGTTAAACAAGAGGATAGATTCGATGGTTAATGAGGTTTTTAAAAAAGATCTAAGTAAATTTATGTCTGAGAGCACCGTTTCTTCTGAGCTTCCTGCTGGGGAAACACCAAGAAGGTATGAACCATCTTGTGGTGTAAAAGCACATAATAGTAGAATACACAAAGAAAGTAATTTTGCTGACAAATACAAAAACCTACCTTTTACATTCTCAAAGCCCAGTTTTGGTGAAGCAAATAAAAGAAGTGTTATAAAGGTTTGTTCTAATTGTGAAACTTCTGTCTATGTACATTACAATGCAGTAGGTATTATTTGTAGAAATTGTGGTAAATACTCTTCTTTAAAGGAGATCCAAAGTGATTGATACAATAAACACTACAAATATAAAAGGTAGAGGCCGCCCACTAGGGTTTAGACTTAGCGAGCTTAGTAAACAATCTATAAGTGATTCTAAAAAAGGACAACGTCATTCTGAAGAAACTAAAGAAAAAATATCTAAAACTTTAATGCAATACTTTAGAAATACGTATCCTCTGTCAGATGAACTTTATATACAATATAAGTATGAAATTGATAATTATAGTGAAGTTAGAGAATGGTTCGATAGAGTGAGAACATCATATAATGAAACTAATAATATATGTACAGAAAGATCTTTAAACTCAAAACGTTTTAGAGAAATATCTATAGAATATAATATAAGTATGGAAGATAATCCTAATTTAACTACAATATTAAACAGTCCAGAAGATGTGTGTGATTTAAGAGAACAATGCGACGAACATGATTTAGATTTTGATGCTGTATGTGACGTATTAGGAGTAAAATTTTAATATGGTAAGAACAGTAGGAAGACCAAAAAGCCCACCAAAAGCAAGGGAGATATTAACTGAAATACTCCCTATCAAAGATATGTTTTCTGAAGAAGAACTCCCTATCTATTATGGTTTAATAGATATTTACCTTAAAGATTTTGATGAAGATGATTTAACATCAAGTGATATTGATGATATTATGACTTTAGCTAGTAATAAAATTATTGAAGTTCGCTTAATGAAATCAAGTAAAGATAATGCAAGTGATCACTTAAATTATTCTAGTTCTTTAGAAAAACTTAGAAAACAAAGTGATAAAATAAAAGACAATCTTGCCTCAAGAAGAAAAGACAGGGTAGACTTGAATGAATTTAGAGGTTTTTCTATAGTTGATCTAGCTGTAGGTTTTGATGATACTAAAAAGTTAAAATTAGAACTACAAGCTAGAAAAATGAAAGAAGAACAAACTATTATAGAAGATGTACTTGAAGAGAATACTTGTAAGGATGATGTAGACTAGTATGTCTAAACTAACCAAAAACATGGATATTGTTTTACAACAAGGTCCAGAAATGATCGAGTTTTATAGAAACAATCCTTGTATTGCTGCATATGAATTACTTGGTGTAGATCTGGCTCCTGTACAACGTATAGTATTTGAGGCTATGTGGTTTAAGCCGTATGTACTGGCAATATGTTCTAGAGGTATGGGAAAAACCTTTTTGTCTGGGGTACTTGCATCATTACTAACTTTGTTATATCCTGGATATAGGGTGGGCCTGATAGCCCCTAGTTTCCGCCAGTGTTTATTAGTATCAGATACTAACGCTACTTTTTGGACATCCGATGGCTTAAGTGTAGCAGAGAATTTTTATAATGCTATTGAGTGTGGTACTACACATGTTCAGTCCTTGTACAATAATAACCTAATAGTAAATAAGTGGAAAAACCCCAAAAGACCTTGTATAAAGATAGATACAGAACGTGGTTTTTCTGTTGGTGGTACATTGGATCATAGGTTACTAACAATAGACACAAACATGGATTTGGTTTACACTAATTTATCTGATATTACAAAAGACACTTATATAGCTATAAAAAAGGGTTTTAATTTATATGGTGATAGTATTAAACTTCCAGATGTTTTTATTGAAGAATCTTACAGGAACAAATGCTGTACGCTCCCTAAAACTATGACAAAAGATTTTGCTTATTGGCTAGGATTACTAATAGGTGACGGTAGTATAGAATATAATGAGACTGCTGGAAAATATAGAGTATGTTTCTATAGCTCAGATTATGAGTTAACTGAAAGTTTTAAAAAAATAGGCACTAAATTATTTGGTATTAATCCTTGGAAAGATGTTGATAGAAATGGTAATATTTCTTCTTGTTTTAATAACAAGAAAATGCTCAGGTTTTTACTAAGTTGTGGTTTAACCACAAATAACTCTCCACTAAAATATATACCTCATGTAATATGTAAAGCACCTAAAAGTTATATAGTAGAGTTTGTGGCAGGGTTGTTAGATACAGACGGTAACGTTTCTCAATTTACAGACAATAATTACAAATGGATATCAATAGGTTTAACAACTTCATCAAAAAGGTTGGCAGAGGAGTATAAAGCAGTTTTACTTAATATTGGCGTTATGTCATCTACTAGTATTGATGATAGGCTTGATAAAAATTATATAGTAGATCATATAGCAACTAAGAAGTATCTATCATATAATATAACAGTTTCTGGTTTTGATGATATATGTACTTTTCACAAACATATTAAATTTAAGTTAAAAAGAAAACAAGAACTTATTGATGGGTACATAGAAAATAAGTCTTGTAAAATAAGTAATACTAATAAACTTCCTTATTCCTTACCATATTATAAAGAATTATTGATACATCTAAATACTACACATAGTAAGCTACTTACAGAAAATGAACTTATTTTAGCTCGTATGGGGATACGTTGTTGCCACAAAAATAAATCACAAAGTATCACATGTAAAAAACTACTTCAAGTGTTATCAATATATGATAAGTATAACTTACATCATACAGCTATTAGTAAAATAGAAAACTTATTAAACTTAAATTTATGTTTTGTTAAACCAAAAGAAATTACTAGTTTATTCGAAGAAACTATAGATATTGAAGTAGTTAACGAATCTTGTTATTTTAGTAGTGGTTTTATTAGTCATAACTCTAAAATGATATTTAATGAGGTTGAGAAATTATATTCTAAATCACCTATATTACGCGAAGCAACAGAGAAGAGACCTATTCGTGGATCTGACACTTGTTACTTAAAATATAAATCTTCCGCAGGAACAAACGGTTCCTTTATTGAAGCCCTCCCATTAGGAGCAGATGGGGCCAAAATTCGTGGTTCTCGTTTTTATTGTTTGTTGGTGGATGAGTTCGCACAAGTACCATCAAAAATAATAGAAACAGTTCTAGCACCAATGAGTATTACTAAATTAGATCCTATGAATAAAGTACGGGAGTTGGAACGTAGAAAGTCTTTGATAGCGGCAGGTTTAGCATCAGGGGATGATTTTGAGGAAGATTCTGTGAATAAAATGATCGGGACTTCATCTGGTTACTACAAGTTTAATCATATGTATAAACGTATGAAGGAGTATTGGAATCAGATAGATGCTGGATCACAGGATCATGCAGTTTTCCAGATACCTTATACAGCACTACCTGAAGGTTTCCTTGATCCTAAGAATATAGAAAATGCTGAAAGGGTTATGTCAAGTCATGAGTTTGCTATGGAGTATTTGGGAGCCATGGTGAGTGACTCAGAAGGTTTTTTTAAAGCGTCTGTTTTAGAAAAATGTACAACTTCCGATCATTCTTTAGAATTATCAGGAGAAAAAGAAGTTAGTTATATTATTGGTATAGATCCTAACCAAGGTGGTAAAGCTAAATGTGGTGTTGTAATAATTAGGCTCGGAAGACCAAATAAGATAGTAAGAGTTTTAGCTCTTGATGGTAAAACTACACAAGACATAACAACGTCTCTTCAGGATTTATGTAATTCTTACAATGTTATAAGGGTGTTCATGGATAGGGGCGGCGGCGGAAAGGCAGTATCTGATTTGCTGGCTGAAGGATATAATAATTCGGAACCTATATTAAATATAAACGACAAAGACAACTTAAAGATTAAAGGTAGACGTATACTAGATCTCATAGCTTTTAGTACTTCATGGATCGCCGACGCAAATTTCGCAGCATTATCTTTATTTGAAGACACTAATCTTATGTTTCCACAGGTACCTTTATATAATGTTGATGATAAAGTACAAGATGTTATTTATAATAATTATGACCTTATATATGAATTAAAAAGACAGTGTTTAAACATTGTTGTTACACAAACTTCTGGTGGGGCTTTACATTTTGATACACCTAAAAAAGGACAAAACAAGGACTTGTATTCTGCTTTAATTTTAGCTTGTTATGGTGTTAAAGCTTTAGAACATGAGTCTACAGATGCTGTTTCTTCTAACTCTTTTCATTCTACTGGTGGTTTAGTTAGAGGACATGATGGTGGTAATTGGTCAAACACACCATCAAGTATTGTTTTATCATCAGCAGCTTTATCAATGGCTGTTTTAAATAAGAAAAAATAAACTAACTACTACTAATTTAAGTAACTATTTTATAATCAATATTGGTAAAAACTATGAATGAAAATACAGCTAATAAAATAACTGCAGATTTACAAGCACGTTATCCTGATGTAGGTATAAAGTCAGTATCAATAGATGAAGCCTCTGGTCAAACTACATTTTTAGTCGAACCAACTAAAAAGTCTTTGGCTTTCTTAGATAATCCTCTTATGCCACATACATTTAAAGCAAAGGCGTCTACACTTTCGAGGGACTCGTTGTCAAGATCCTATCTTGATCTATCCATGAAGAAAGATGTATATGATGAGGATCCTAAAGTTCTATATGACAAGGTAATGCGTTACTATTACACAGAACCAATAGTCGGGTCTGTTATTAATGTTTTATCGTCATTGGCTAGTAAAGGCTTTGAAAATGATATAGATGATGTTGACATAAAGAATTTTTTCGATACTTGGGTATTCGATGTAAATTTTGAGGAAGTTATAGATTGGATATTTCTTGAATTATTTAAAACATCACAGGTTACTACATACAAATATATAGCTAACTACGAACCAAGAATATCAACAATACAGCCAGCTGGAAGTAGCAAATCTAAAAAAGTAAAGTCGGTTGGTAAATTAGAAAACGCTGCAAAAAAGAAAATTTGGTCTAAAGGGCATTTACCTGTAGGTTACACAGTTTTAAACCCATCATTAGTTAATATTACAGGTAACTTACTTTTTAATAATGTATCAGTTTCTCTTTCACCTCCTAAAGAATTAGGAGAAGTATTAAAAAAGAATACTTCAGATCTTACAGAAGAAGAAAAAGCACTTATTAAAGCGCTACCAAGCGATTTAAAAAAAGCGGCTGAAAGTGGCGGAGATTATCAACTTGATTCTAGATTAGTAGGTAATATAACATACAAGAAGCAACCTTATGAAAGGTATGCAAGACCTAGAACAGCTAGAGTTTTCGAAAGTATTGAATATAAGAAAGCATTACGTAACGCTGACTTAAGCACTTTAGATGGTATTTCTAATTATATTTTAAAAATTACTGTAGGTAATGACGAGTTCCCTGTAACATCTCAAGAAGAGTTAGAGGCCGTGGCTAAACTATTTGATACACCAAGTAAAAGTTTTGATGTTGTGTGGAATCACACACTTAAAATTGAAAAAATAGTTAGTCCAGAGATCGATAAAATTTTAGGCCAGGCAAAATACTCTCAAGTTAATGAAGACATTACAGGAGGTCTTTCTTTTACAAGAGCATTACTAGATGCAACAGATGTCACAGCTGGATCAGAATGGGCAATTGGCGCGGTAAAAGAAGATATTGATTACGCTAGAAAACAAGTAACACGTTGGATATATAACGAGTACAGACAGATAGCTGAAGCTGTGGGTTTTGATAGATTCCCTAGAGTTCGCTGGGATGAAAACATTCTTAGGAACGATATACTTTATAAAAATTCTATTGCTTCTATGGTGGATCGAAGAATGCTATCATATCAAACTGCACTTGAAACTTTAGGTTTTGATTACACAAATGAATTAGGTAATATGCAAAATGAGTTACCATTAATAATTGATGGTACGTTTGGTCTAAGAGGTAGCCCTTTTCAACAAGCTACATCATTACAAAAAACACAGAACGCTCCAGTTGGGACACCTTCTAACGGTAGGCCTACAGGAACTACAAATACAAAAACACCAGAAACAGATCCTAGTAAAATAGAAGCCAGTAATTCTTTAAGTAGTGTTTTTTCTGCTATGTCTAAAGAGGATAGAGAATTACTTATAAAAGAAATTTCAAGTATTGATACGGATTAGTATGTCCAAAAAATTAACTTATGCAGAAGTTAAAAGTATTTTTAATGCTAAGGGTTTGACACTTACATCAGAACATTATATAAATAATAAAATTAAATTACATTACATATGTAAAAAATGTGGTTATAGTAATGAAACTGATGTTATTACAGTTAAAAATAGTAAAGGTTGTCCAAGGTGTAATAATACTGTTTATAAATATAAAATTGATGATGTAATACTAGCTCTTTCCAAGGAAAGGTATAAATTAATTAGTACTGTTTATGATAATAGTTGCCAAAGATTACAGGTTGAATGTAACAGGGGTCATATCATTACACTGGCCTTTAGGGATTGGGTACAAGGTTGTAGGTGCCTTAAATGTTATTTAGAAGATGTACAAAAAATAAATATAAGTAAATTGGATTTACCGTTTTATGACACATACGCCAGTAAGCTTGTAGTATATCAAGAAGTACATGAAATTATTCGTGTTATAAATAACGTTGAAGTATCATTATTAGGTGTTAATTGTTTAACATGTGGAAAAATTTTTATACCAAGCACATCATCAGTTTTTCGCAGATTGAATTGTATAAATGGAGTAACAGGCGGCGAAAGTAATTTATATTGTTCGGAGGATTGTAAAGACAACTGTAGTGTTTTTGGGAAACATAAATATCCAAAAGGCATCAAACAATATAGAAATATCAGACCAGATCAAAAACAATGGGCGGCCATAGTTAAAGAACGTGATAACTACACCTGCCAAAAATGTGGCTCTACAGAAGGAACTATAGTAGCACACCATATAGAACCAGTTATAGAAAATCCTATAGAATCCGCAGATATTGATAACGGTATAGCTCTTTGTCAAAAGTGTCATAATGAATTACATAGTTTACCTGGGTGTAAAAGTAAAGATCTTAGATGTAATAAAAATACTAAGGAGGTGTTAAATGAAGTATAAATTTTATATGACAGCAGGTTTAAATTACGTTGAGGAAACCGAGGACCTACATAAAGTAGCTGCTTCTGTAATACCTTTACCAGATATAAACAAAAGACAACCAGATTTGGCTTATTTTACAAGTAGGTTTGTAAGTTCTGGAACGAATTTAAATAACGCTCATTTTATGGGAAGTGAATTAGTAAAAGCTAGAAACTCTATTGTTGCCAAAGCAGTTGATGTAGAACATGCTGAAGATGAGATTATAGGTCATATTTACGCTTGCGAGTTTACTGATAAAGATGGTGTTAGACTTGACATTAGTGAATTGTCACAATTAGAATCAACTAAACTTGATGCACAAGATATGCACATTGAAATTGCTAGTGTGGTTTATAAAACACGTTTTTCAGCATTAGCTAATGAAATAAAAAACGGTGATTGGTGTGTATCAATGGAAGCTTACTATACAAACTACGATGTAATGGTCGGTGGTACATTAATGACAGCTGAAGAAGCACAATTAATGGGCTTTGACGTGGCTAACGAGTCTTTATATGGTAAGTCTGCTAAAGTTGTAAAATCAGGAGAAGTAATAGACCAAGGAGTTGTTGCTAAAGTTTTACGAGGTATATGTTTTTCAGGTGTAGGTATTGTAAAAAATCCAGCAAATAAACCTTCAATAGTTTTTGAAGCCACAGCAGGAAATGAGAATACATTAGAAAATGAAGATATTGTCTTTGATTATTCAAAACTTAATGATATTAATAATGTAACCTCTACTAATGTAGATATGAAAGCAACATCAGCTGAGGATTCACCTGGTATTTGTGTTTTCTATGATAAAGAGAAAATCGATTCTATATTTAAAGATCAAGACTCAGAAGTTTTAAATACAAATTGGTGTAGCAAATTTGACACAAGTTGTACAAGTACAGGTGATTACACCAGTTCTTTGTGTTTAGCTAAAGTGTATACTGATGACTACTTAGAAGCTTTTATAACTGAAGTAGCAAATAAAAAAATTAAGGAGTTACATAATGACAAAGAAGTGAAAAGACTAGTTAATGAAATTAATGTATTAGTTAAAAAATAAATGCATTTGGACACGGAAAGGTTTCACGAGATACTTTAGGTTAGTTACTATAAATTTATTTAGATTTTAATTCAGGAGGAATATAATGGAAGACAAGTTAACAGACCAGATTGAAAAAGTCGTTTCAGCTATTTTCGCTAGTAAAGAGGAAGATACTAAGCGCAAGAAGACAGAAGATGCACTACATGCTTCTGCTGACAAATTAACAACTTTACAAGAGGAGCTTGATAAAACTGTTCAAGCTAATACTACACAAGCATCTGAAATTGCTGATCTTACAGAACAAGTTAAGACCGTACAGTCAGAAAAAGCGGCGCTAGATCAAAAGTTTCAAGAAGATTTAGCTAATGTAGTTTCAGAAAAAGCTAAAGTGGATGAAGCTTTTGAGAAATTAAATTTAGAGTATTCTACTTTAAAAATGGAAATTACAGCTGACAAACGTATGGCAGAACTTGAAAAGGCCGGAGTAGTTAGAGAACAAGCTGCAATTCAAAGAGATAAAGTAAAAGTAATGTCTGATGAAGACTTTACTTCTTACTGCGATGAGTTAGTGGCTATAAAAGCTCAAGTAATTGCTACACTTGCCACAAAAGCTGCTGCAACCGCAGATGTGGTAGTTGATGATGCAGTACCTCCTGCAAATGTAGATACAACTCAAGCAGTCAAAGCAGCATTAAATTTAGAAACCGCTCCTTCTCAGGACCTACTTTCAAAGTACAAAGACTTGGGAAATGCTTTAGCACAATCCATAACTAAAAAATAATTGAGGAGGAAAATAAATGTTTATTCCAAGACATCCCGTAGTTGAAGATCAGTTTTGTTTATATGGCAGTTCTGTTGACGCCACAGGTATTGGTGGTACAATTGCTTATGCCGGAGCTGTTGTTTATCTAGACGACACTAAAGAGGAATCTGAAGTATTAAAGATGGCTCATGGTGTTACTGCCGATCCTTTCGGTTTCTTAATGCAGAAAGTTAAAACTGGTTACCATTCTGTACATCCAGTGGGTTTTGTTATGCCTGGGGATCTAGGTTCCAGTGACGCTATAGCTCAGCCAACCTACAGCAATGCTGGTGCTATTACTGGCACCACTACTGTTCCAGTAGGTGTTGCTCATCTTGGTATTTATGATACCATTCACTACACTTGTGTTAAAACAACTGTAAGTGGTGTAGCTAGTGTTGCTGATGGAAGTCAGCCTAAACCAGGCCAGTCATTATTCGCCGCAGCTGAAGATGCAAAAGTTACCAATTCTACAGTAGCTTCTACAGGTACTGATATTCTTGGTCAACGTTGTAGCACAGTTGTTGTTGCTAAGGTTGTTAAGGGTGTTAGTGCTGCTAAGGCCGCATCTACCTTTAATGGTGGAACAAAATATGCTTTACGTATTAAACTTCTAGTTTAATATAAGATGGATTAAGGGGTAGATACAGTGTCTACCCTTCCATAAATAAATACAATTCATAAGGAGATTAAAATGGATATCGTTGAAATGAGAAAACTGTTCGCAGCTACGGCTGAAGTACAGACTCCAGAGGGTATGGCAGCTTACCGAGCTTTCGCTGCTGCTATTACTGTACCTATCTTACAGAAGGTAGAGCTTGAATCTATTATGCGTCAGCTCTTTGCTGTTGAAAAATTAGCTCCAGGTGCTCAAGCAGTCTACCCGGTCGCTGAAGATTTCGAGATTAATTAAGTAGGAGTCTCGTAACTTGGCTATATGCTGGAAACTCCTGGTAGGTCTTAAGTACCAAAGTGTAAAAATCTTAAGAATAGGGATAATCAGCAGGAAAGATAAATTATGAATATATTAAAAGACAATAAAGATTTGTTATACAATTTATATGTAAAACAAGAAAAGTCATTATCTAGTATTGCTAAAGATTATAGTATTTCTTCTATGACAGTTGCAGCTTGGTTAAAAAGGGTTGGTATAGAAACCAGAAAGTCATCTGTTAATATTTATAAAGAAATAAAAAATACAGAATTTAGTGATGAACAAAAGAGCTTGATTATAGGATCTATTTTAGGTGATGGTTCTATTACAAAAGGAAAAGATTGTAAAAATGCTAGGTTTGTTGAAAGACACTGTGCGGAACAGCTTAATTACTTACAGTGGAAAAATAGTATACTTAAACCTTTTGTAAAGTCTAACCTTATAAAAACTCCTGGAGGATGTCATATTATATCAGGTGTTATTTGTACTACTCAAGATAGTTACATTTTATCTACTATAACACATCCTTATCTAACTGAATTATATAACAAGTTCTACCCTAAAGGTAAGAAGTGCATACCAGAAGATTTAAATTACAATTTAACCGCATTATCAATTGCTGTTTGGTTGTGTGATGATGGTTGTATTACTTGTAATCCTGGAAACAGTACCTATAGGTTAGATTTACATACAGAGAGTTTTACATATAATGAAAATCTTTTTTTATGTAGAGAAGTGTTATCTAAATTTTTTGGTTTGGGTTTTAGAATAAACACTAGAATGTATAAATCAGGAAGAGCTTACTATATATGTATAAGTGGTAAAGATAATTTAAGACGCATTACTAGTTTTTTGAAACCATTTATACCAAGCTGTATGCTACATAAATTTAAATATTATTTATAATTTATATCCTCAACGACTATACGCCAAGAACTTTAATTAGTTAAGATATAGTCTGAACTACATAGAGATATGTAGAGGAAAAGTCGAAGGTACTCAGACCTTCTAAAGAAGAACTTTTCCCGCCTATGAAAATAGGTCACAAAAGTAACAGAAATTTGTCCTGTTTGGGTATTACCTGGTTTAGGTTATCAGGCACAGAATTTTATTGAAGGAATTGGGGAAGAGGTTGGCATGTAATATAGGCCTCGTAACTTGACTATATGCTGGAAACTCCGGTAAGGCTTTAAATACTTAACCTATTGAAAAATGAGGAAGTGAAAATTTTAAAGATACGGACAATCAGCAGGAAAGATGAGATTATATGAAAAAAATAGATGTACCAGAATATGAATTACTAAATAATTTATATACAGAAGAAAAAAAGTCTTTAATAGATATAGCAACTATATGCAACACATCTGCTATGACTGTTAGATCTTGGTTAAATAATTTAGGTATTGAAATTAAACAAGCTAATAATGACATATATAAAGAGTTAAGATATGTAAGCTTAGGAGATCACCAAAAAAGTATCATAATAGGTTCTTTATTAGGTGATGGTAGTCTTAGAATACCTAAACGTGGAAAAAATGCTCATTTTTATGAAAAGCATAGCGTTGATCAAGAAGAGTATTTACATTGGAAATACGATAATTTAAAACCTTTCTCTATACATATACATAGAGAGTTAGGTAAAGAGAATCATAATATTTCAGGTGTAGCTTGTTCTACTAAAGATTCTGTAAAATTAACTACAACAGCTAATTCAGACTTAACTAAATTATGGAAGTTATGGTATAAAGGCAATGGTAATAAAATTATACCACATAATTTAGATGACTACTTTAATAAGTTGGTGCTGGCTGTATGGATTTGTGATGATGGTTCTTTTGTTTGGAATAACATTAGAAGAACATATAGGTTAGATCTTCACACAGAGTCTTTTACTTACAAAGAACAAGTTAGACTAGTAGAAAGTATATATAAATTATTCAAAGGTAACATACTTATAATACCAAGGAAGTACAACAGTGGGGAAAAATTTTATTTAAGTTTACGTAATAAAGTAGCTCTTCATGAACTTTGCTTGTCACTTAAACAGTATGTTCCTGAGTGTATGTGGTATAAATTTAATACAAACATATAATTTCAAATCCTCAACGACTATATGTCAAGAACTTTAATTAGTTAAGATATAGTCTGAACTTACGGGAAACCGTAAGAGGGAGAGTTTAAATACCCTCCCCGCCTATGAAAATAGGTTACAAAAGTAACAGAACGCTATGTACCCACATTCAGTATTAATGCTTCCGCAGATTGGAAGATTACCTATGCTCGTGATTCTCGTATTGATATAGTTCAGAGAACTGCAGCTAGAGTTGCAAAAGATTTAGCAAACTATGAGGAAGAGTGCGGTTGGAGAGTAATTGTTCCAGCAGCTACATCTGGTTTTGCAGGTAAAGGTTTGTTAGGTGCTCGTCCAGCTCCTATTTATGAAATTCCTACAGGTTCTGCTGGACAAGGTTACCTTTCTAAGGAATTGGTAAACAAAATGTTAGTTGGTTTTAAGCGTTTAGGTAGAACTCTCACAGACCTATATGTTTCTCCAGAGGATGCAGCTGATATTCGTGAGTGGACTGATACTGATATTGATCCAATTACTCGTAGAGAAGTGTTTACTGCTGCTGGTATGGGTAGTATTTGGAATGTTGCTCTTCATGAAGTACAACATTTAGGAGCACCAGGTCTTTACAATATTAATGGTAGTACCTCTCAGTATGGTAAGTTCTTAGCTGATGGTACTAATAAGTATAATGCCTACACATTAGATAATCCTAATGTAGTTGATGCAGATGGTACCGTTACTACACTTGGCGAAACTCAGATTTATGGTTTTGACATGACTGCTAATGACTCCCTTGTTATGCCTATTCGTAAAGAGTATGAGGCACACGAAGATCCAACCTTGTTACGGGTGCAGAAACAAGGATTCTTTGGATGGGCTGAACTTGGCTTCTGTTGTTTGGATAGCCGTATGCTTGGTATTGGTGTTATTGATCGTTCATAATGTTTAGTTTTTAGTATTACTTTTAAGCCCTACTTCGGTAGGGCTTTTTTGTTTATATAACATGTTCATAAAACTCTTGCTTTAATTAAGTAACTATATTATAATAATAGTGTTTTATTTTACTTATCAACTCATTAATTTATTATAGGATTATTATGCAAGAATTTAAAACTAAAGTTTGTTTGATGTGTAATGAAGAATACTCACCTACCAGCCCAAAACAAAAATTTTGTATTAGTTGTAAAGAAAAAGCTGTAAAATTAGCTCAGGCCGAGAGAGACAAAAAACGCAATCGTTTGAAACATAGTACTGTTTATGAAAGAATTTGCCCTTTTTGTGAAGCACATTTTCAAACATTTGACTCTAAGAAAAAATACTGTGGTTCTGAAGAATGTGAAAATTTTAGATGTAAGTTGAAAAGCAAAGTTGGTCATGTTAGAAGGGATAAAACAGCTTTACTTGAGAAAGGAAGAAAATACTATAGTGACAATACAGATAAATGTAGATTAAGTACTGCTACCAGATATAGAAAAAATAATACAGATGCAAAAGATTACGTTTCTAGAGGTAAGTTTAGGAATTCTTATGAAGAAGTAAAAACTTACATTGAATCTGAAGGTTATAAACTGATGTCAGATACTTACATAAATAATAGAACTAAACTATCATTACAATGTTCAGAAGGACACCAGTATAGAGCAACTTATCATAGTTTTAGAAATAATGGTGGTGTACTTGGTAACAGGTGTCCATATTGTTATAGACAAAATAATTATGTGTCAAAACCAGAACAACTAGTTAGAGACTTCATTCAAACACACTTCCCTGACTTACAAGTTATTTACAATGACCGCAGTGTCCTAAAGCCAAAAGAACTTGATATTTACATACCATCAAAAAATTTAGCTATCGAAGTATGTGGGTTATATTGGCACAGTGAAACAGTCACAGGAAAGCCAAAATCTTATCATTACGATAAAATGATGGGTTGTTACGCTAAAGGTATTCAGTTGATTACAATATTTGAAGATGAATTATATGAATATAAAGATGTAGTCTTTTCAAATATAAGACAGGCACTAGGAGAAACTCTAAATAAAATTTGTGTCGAAGATTGTAATCTAAAAGAAATAACTTTAAAGGAAGCTAATGACTTCTACTCAAAATATCATTTGTGTGGTAAAACTACTGGTACCATCAGTTATGGTTTGTTACATGAAAATAAACTAATTTGTGCATGTAGTGTAGGTCCAGTAATAAAAAATAACAAAGCAAGTGCGTTTAAACTTGATATAAAAAGATTTTGTACTTTACCAGACACATATTTATCTGATGGATTCACTACAATATTTGAAACAATTAAAACCAATCATAGCTACAAAGAGATAATAGCACATTGTGATATGCGGTATTCCAACATGTCAGACGATCTATATGCAAGACACGGTTTTACTTTGTTGACACAATCAAAATTTACACCTCATTATTTCAAAAGTCAAAAAAGATTTAAAAATTCATTAAATGCAAACAATAATTATGGATTAATTTGGGATTGTGGTCATAGAACCCACATTTATAAAATAAACTAACTAGTGTATTATGTATAACACATTCTACCTGATGTGTAAAATTGTGATTAGTCTATCTTCAATGTCGTCAACATTCAGCATGCGTGACGGTGGAATATGAAATTGGGCCGGGACTTGAAGAAAAATGACTGAATCATTATCACAAAAGCAAGAGACAGAAACATTGTTACTTTCTGACGCTGAATGGTCAAAGTGGAAGAAAAAATCAAGAAAAGCAGTAATGCTGCTGATATTAAAAACATTTGCTAAAGTGATTCTTGCGGTATCAATGATGACTGGGCTTGTGCATTTAATGTGGAATGATGTATGAAATTAACAACTGGAGATAATAACATGATAGAGACTATTATTGGCAAATCAACCGTGGTTGGGAATAAAATTGTTGAAAACAATGAACTTAAATGGACATTCATTTTTCCTGTAGGCACCGAAATAAATGCCGTCATTGATGAGACTGGTGGAAACGTCTCTTTTCTGGTTCCTGATTATGATTCTTTGTTAGTTTGATACGGAAAACGGGGTATGAATGAAGAAAAAGAGTTACACGGATAATGTGGTGCGTGTTGAACTCTTATAAGGATTAATTTGAGATTGTGTTCATATAATCCACATTTATAAAATAAACTAACTAGTATATCATGAACAATATAATTTTATTTTTAATAGCTGTTATTATAACAGAAAGCATTACTGAAATAATAAGCAAGTCTTCTTTATTCGAACCATTAAGAAAGTGGTTATTTAAGAATAAAAGCAATAAACTTTTAAGTTTTATGCATGACCTACTTGATTGTGGTTTTTGTTTATCTGTTTGGGTTGGAACTATTGTAGGAAATTTGTTACTGGATTTTAAAATTATAACAATTTGGTTAGACTGGTTAATTATAGGTTTATTAGTGCATAAATGTTCAAATGTATTACATAATCTGATAGATCGGACAAGGGGATTTAAAGACTAATTTTTTGGAAAAGGAGTATTTATTATGGATGGTTACATAAAAAGTAAAAAAACATCTTGGGTACATATATTTAAAATGAGTGTTCGGCCTGGAGGTACTATACCTCTTGCTGACTTGTATAATCTTTATGGTAAAAGGTATAATATTGCAGAAAAAGATTTTGTTACGTGGCTTAAAGACGTAAAATTGAAAGGTTCTATAGATGATTGGTTAATTATAGAGGAAACTCTTACTGATACACTTAAAGAGATACCAAACGTTTCTGAAGAAAAAGAAAAATCTTTAACTGTACCTATTAATAAAATGACTATTCATGATCTAATGGATTTACCTGTTCGTAAAGCCCGAGAGGTTATTCCTGGTATTATGGATATTAAACTTCTTAAATTTGCTTTAAGAGAGTTAAAGCCTTTACCTAATAAAGAATCTATATGTAGGATTATAGATAAAAGAATTATGGAGTTGAGTATTAACCCTCATTAATTTTATAACATTTATCTGTATAATGTTTAAGTTGCTTCTTTGAGTTATCAACCATACTTTTTATATTTATATAGATAGTAAATTTTAATAACTTTTATACATAAGGAGTAATAAAATGGCCTACGAAGATATTGCTGCAGATGTCACAGTTGACAAAGCAACAAAGATTATTGATTATATCGGAACTGCTCATGGAGTAGCAGCAGCAGGGTACTACACAGGTATTTATCTACATAGGTGGCTGGGAAGTTTAGCTGATGATGCCCAGGCATCTACTGGTTCTGGTGACTACATGGATATGACGAAGTTGACGCCTTCCCAGAGAAACGGTATCGACCAGATTATCCAGGTGTTGAATGGATATACCCTAACTGAGACGTTGATTGAGCATCTTTATGATTGTTCTGTTATTATGAACAACGGATCAGACATATATGATGGTTTTGCTCTGATTGCTGGTGAGGGTTGTGACCTACAGATCGTTCAAAATGGGGCTGTTGTGGTCAATGACTTCTGGAACACCGTTCCTAATGGTCAGACAACTAAAGGATTGAATCGTGACCTTACTAAAGGAATTGCGTCCCGTTTCTTGCTGAAAGTACGAAGCTCCGGAGCAGATATTGACCTAAGAAGGGTTCTTGGACAAACCCGTGTTTTTGGGTACACCTTCTCAGAGTTCCTTGTAAATGGCTCTGCTCGTGGTAACAATGTTATCGCCCTGAACTATGCGGCTGACAACAATAACCTCACTGCCGAGGCAACAGTAGCCACCTGGACAGATATTACCCTGACCACAGAAGGGTATAATGCCATCGACGTTGATGCCAATACAGTAAACGAATATTATTACTCAAAGTGGAATGTCAATAAACCGACCCGCTCGATAAATAATTTCTATGAGCGCATCAAATGGTTGCAGCGGCAGGCATCAGCCTCCACAGTTTATGGCCTGAACGGTGAATTGTTCCGTGGAGTTACTCACCAAATTGCCTACTCATCACTCACAGGTGTCTTTGATGACAGCAATGCTATAACATTCAGCAGTGGAGGCACTGCTCAGATTCTGGCGGATGATGGTTCTGGTGTTATGTGGGTTCAGCTTCTTACAGGTGCCCCTCCTGTTGCCACCAATACTATCTCACAGACGGTGCCGGATGCGGCATCTGCTACTATCTCAACAATGACAGAGCGGACACTGAGCTTTCCGTCTTGTGGACAATCTACCGGTTCTGCTCTTCTTGGTGGCTATGGTTTTGGTGTTGAGACTGATGATCTTACCAGTAATGATAAGATCACGGCCCTTGATAATGTGCAACGTAATCCACCTAATAATCAGGTGTTCTATGTAAATGGTGTTGTTTCTACGGAAGATTACGTTCTTCTTGGATTGAAGAACGGAGGCAGTACTGATATAGATTCAGGTCAGTTCTTGTTGAGTACGGCTATTACAGGAGCTTCAACTTCTGTTGTTGCAAAAGTTGGAACAGAAACTCCTGGAACCAGTACAAAGTCTGCTTTGGATACACCGACTACTGGGACAATTCGTGTTGAAGGTGATGATGGAATTTACTACAGAGTACCTTATACTGGGTTCACTGTTCAGGCTTCCACAATTACCTTTACCGGCTGTTCAAGTTGTCCTACGGCAGCAGTCGATAATGATGTTTATATCAGTTACATTGACAAGCTGGCAGATGCTACTTCTCTCAGTTATTTGGCAACTTATCATTCAGACAGAGCTTTGTTTGGGCGTATTCGGGACGGAAAAACCACGCCTATTAAGACATTTGAAGGGACTGGTACTTTCGGCTCTGCCGGTGGTTCAATTTCGGTCTTGAGACAATCGGATGAATAAATGGCGAAGATAAGAGACTATGCAGTTTCTATTGAGACTGTTGCCGTTGCATCGATGGCAGTGGAGATGCCATTGCATGAGACTGGGGACTTGCTGCTGTTTTTTTTCAATAAGGACACAGCAAGTGGCGGGCCTGCTACGCCTTCTGGCTGGAGTACAGTTACTGGATTCACGAACCCTTTGAACTCCACTGGGTCTGGTAACTATCTCTTTGCCAAGCGGGCTACTTCCTCTGCCGAGGCTCTTGGGTCGGTTGCATATACATCGGAAACAGCCATAGCCATTGTTATATCAATACGAGGGTGCTATGGATCCACTGTTACCGATGCTATATCAAACGCGCTTACGGCAACAGTTAATGACTCAACACTTCCGCTCGATGGGGGTACTGGCTTTACTCCAACGTATGCAAATTCCCTGGTAGTGTCTTTACTTGGAACTGATACAGGTTTGGGGCCGTTTTGCCTCCCCGGATGGGAACATTTATTCGGCGGTGACACGGCTGCAAACTCTCTTGCGGTGAGCTACACTTTTCAACGCACGGCAGCTTCACTTACTCATCCTGGATATTGGGGCGGTACTCAGGATGATTCAAAATGGGCGTTACTGGCCATAAGAGATGATGGAAACGGACAAATTCCCGCGTATGTAGACAGAGATACAGTGCCTTCGTATTTGTTGGCCCCACTTGTTATGCTTGCTACCGCTGATAAAGGAACTTGGGAGCTTGTCTCGAATGACATAACGTCTGTTACATTGACAAATGGCGGCGCATCCAAGACACTCACTCAGGTTGACCCTACAGCTACAGCCGACTGCGGGTATAACCCATTTAATGCGGCAGCAAAAGTTACCGCTGCTTCTAATAAAACCAATGTCTATGCGTCGCAACTCAGGAGAACTGCGGTTGATGATTTGACGGTTGGCAATGGGGTTATTTTTGGGACTTGGCGACCCACAGTACCACGAGACTATCTCGATATGGGAAAGGTTGTTGCCGGCGGAATGGATATAATGATTGCGGACGCATCGAATAATTACAGGATGTGGTGTATCGGGGCACAATTATCAAAGACAACAAAAACGTCTGATCGTCAAAATTATAACATAGAGGTGGCTTCGGAAGATACTGATTGGGCTGAATCTGCAACAAACCCTACCTTATCAGCTATCGAGGATTGGTATCTTTGTGGAAGTGGTTATTTCGGAGCAATGGCTGCGGAGTGGTCTGGACTGTACCTGCTTAACAATTTTGTCATTGCTGGAGGCTCATCAACAGTCCCGATGACGCTTGACGATGTTATCTCTGCTGTCAATAACGGCGGTGGATATATGCCGTTCATTGAAAAGGCGGGGGCTGCTGGTACAGTCTGGGTTCCTTTACAGTTTGGTGGTGGCGAGGCGTGCCATACAGGTATCAACCTTGGTGTAATTCAATTCCCGCGCAAAGCAGACGGGGTGGATTATCTTGATTCCCACCTATCAAACAATAAGCACGGCGTGGAATTTTACGGACAGGATCGCGGGGGTGGCGATGTAGATACGCTTTCATTTACCAATACCGTTTTCACTTCTGAGACACCATTCTATTGGCGGTTTAATGCCAGTCATGCGGCTGGGGCGTCCATAGACTTTAGTGGGGCGACTGTTGTAATGGCGACGGTAACACTTCGTTCAACGGTTTCTCTATCTGTGGTGGCCTTTATTAACTGTCCATCATTTATCCAGAATGGGGCCGTACTTGCATCGTGTTCAATCGCTGGAACTACAATCTTGTCCGGTGCCCCAAACAATATCTCAGATTGCAATTTCTCTTGTTCAGCCGAACATGGCATTGAGATAACAACTCCAGGTACTTACTCATTTTCAGGGAATCAATTTAGTGGGTATGGAGCAGACGGAACAACTACCGCTGCTGTCTATAACAATTCTGCTGGTGCTGTAACTCTGAATATTGTTGGTGGAGGCGGTACACCAACAGTGCGGAATGGTGCGGGGGCGAGTACCACAATTATAGCTGGTTCTGTAACAACCATAGTAACCGTCACAACAGATACAGGTACTCCAATACCAAGTGCGGCGGTGGCTCTTTATGCCAAGGATGCAACAGGAAATCTTCCTTATCAGGAACCGGTAACCATTACCAATTCAGGAACTACTGCAACTGTAGCGCACACTGCCCATGGGATGCTGACTAATGATAAGAGCCTTATCAACGGAGCTTCTCTTGATGCTAACAATGGGGTCTATGCAATAACAGTAACATCCGTTGACCAGTACACCTACACAATGGGAAGCACACCAGGGAGTGATCCAACGGGGACAATAACTGCTACCTGGACGGCATTATATGGAACAACAGATGCAAACGGACAGATAAGTATGAGCAGAGTTTTCTCTGTAGATCAACCTGTCAGTGGGTGGGCCAGAAAATCAACATCCGCACCCTACTATAAAACCGGCCCTATTTCTGGAACAATAGATTCAGGGACGGGAGCAAGTTTAACAGCATTGTTATTGAGTGATGAATAATGGCCTACGATTCTGAATACGATGGCAGAATGCTTGCTGCCACAAGAAACATTGAGGCTATCTTTGTTGCTTTGAATCATTTTGAGAGCAAGCGGGCTGCTGATGCGCAAAGAGTGGAAGATTTGATGATGACAGTTACTCAACTTACCCAACAGGTTAATGGTCTCAATCAGAAGGTAGCTTTACTTCAAGCACAATTATACCAGGCTGGAATTAGGTGATTGATATTGATGGCGGATAGGATCGCTTCCGAAAAGCTGCAACTCACAGCCTGCCGCCATTATTTATTTTGAGTAAAGTTCAAAAGGAGTTTTGAAAAATGTTAACACAAGAGCGAGTAAAGGAGTTATTTAGGTACGAGGATGGTAATTTGATTAGGCGGGTACGCACTAGTAACTGTGTGAATATCGGCGATGTTGCTGGGTGTGTAAATGGTTTGGGTTATTTGCGAACAATGGTAGATGGGAAACGCTATTTTAACCATCGGCTGGTCTTCTTGTTCCACTATGGGTATACGCCAGAAAATCAAGTTGACCATATTGACAGAAATAGAACAAACAACAAGATAAACAACCTTAGAGAAGTCTCTAATTCATGTAATGTAAGGAATTCAAAGCAACCAAGAAATAACACTTCCGGTATTAAGGGTGTTTCTTGGTTTAAGAGAGCCAAAAAATGGATAGCATACATTGAGGCTGGTGGCTCACGAAAACATCTTGGCAGGTTTACCGACTTAACCGAGGCCATCGCTCACCGTTTTGCCGCTGAACAGTGTCTTAACTGGAGCAATTGTGACTCAAATTCTCCTGCTTACCAATATATGAAGGACAAGAAATGAATATAGATTGGCCCACTGGCATAATCACAATTACAAAGACGGACTCCTTCATGACTTGGGCTGGTGGATTTATTTACGACCTTAATACCGACCTATTCAGACGAGCCTTGAAGGATCGCGAGGATGACTGGGATGGGATGGCGTTTCCAAAAACACATAACCATAATACTGCTGTCCTTCTGGGTGGTATTGAATATGCCCGTATCATAGAAATCCTTGCACCTTACACGATTACTTTTGATGATACTGGTGGTGCCTGGGTTTGTAATCTTATCGGCAGCAACAATAATATTCTTGATAAAACAAACCTGACGACTGTACAAGTAAGGTCAAATAACTCTGCTGGGTTGGTTCAGATGTCCGAGATACAGCACGGTATATTTAACGGGGTTGTTACTGTTGATGTTGTTCATGGAGTTGCTGGTACAGTGTACCCTATAGGAACACCAATGAAGCCCGTGAATAATCTTCAGGACGCAAAAATTATCGCTAATTACAGAGGATTCAAAGTAATTTATATAATAGGGACGATTACCATATCAGATGTTGATCTATCTGGTTTCAAATTAACCGGAATGAATCCAGTAGCGACTGGAGTTACTCTTGATTCAACAGCTCTTCTTGATAATTGTGAAATAACAGAATTAACAGTATCAGGAGCCGTTGATAGTAGATGTATTATACGTAATTGTATTATTGGTTTATTGGATCATTTTGATGGATTTATTTATCTCTGTGCTTTTACGTCTAATAAGATTACGCTTTACGGCAGTACTCCAGCGGTATTCCTTGATTGCTATTCAGTGTCACCAACCAACCAACCCACTGTGATAGATTGTGCCAACGGAACCACACCATTGATTATCAGAAATTGGGTTGGTAGTATGAAGGTGATAAACAGAAACCAAGATAACGTGTATTCTTGTATAAACTTTAATGGTTACTGCGAATTAGACTCCAGTATTACTGCTGGTGGATGGGATATTTCAGGAACGGGGGATTTAGTTGATCATTCTACTGGAACCGCTATCGTTGATCATTCCAAATTGATACACGGAGATGAGATTGCTGAGGCTGTTTGGAGATATACTCGGTCAGGTTCACAACCTGCATTTGATGATTCGTTAAGTTTCGATGACGTAAATAATTCTTACTTAATAGGAGTAATATAATATGGCTAATTTAACAGTAAAGGATTCCACGGGAACAACTAAATATTTAAGTGCTTCTGGTGCGGGTACGGACGGTGATCCTCAAATATTGAAACACGAAGTTTCTAATTTTCCTGCGACTCAACCAGTTAGTGGCAGTGTCGGTATAACAAATTTCCCAACAACTCAACCAGTTAGTGGCAGTGTTGACATATCTAATTTCCCAACAACT